CGCGGCGTATTCAGCCTCTACTCGCAGTTTGTTCCCCCACCATGAAAGGGGGTCTTGATGGTATTCGCATGCTGTGCCTGCTAGGTATCCGTCAACAGCCATCTTTGCCAACTTCTTCAGCGCATCGCGCTCGGCCCGCAGCGCCTCGACCTCGGCGCGCAGTTTTCCAATCTGCTCCTCTTGCGACAGCACAACAGACATTGCGTCGGCCTCGGCATGACTCAGGCGCAGGCACTCGGCGCGCAGCGCCTCGACCTCGGCGCGCAGTTCGTCCTCGTTTCTGTCACGGGCCGTGGCGGCGTCCTTGTACGCCTCGACCTCGGCGCGCAGAGTCATCAACTCAGTACGCAATGACAGGTTGTGGTTTGCCTCCTCGTTGTGCAAACGACGCAGGTGCTCTACCTGTATACGCAGGTCGGTGTTTTCAGCCAGAGCAGCTACCAGCTCTTTCTCAATAAGGCTCACGGCTTCACCTTTTGATGTGAAGTCCAACGATCCCGTAGTCGGTGTCCTGCGCCTCCAGAACCATGAAGCGCAATATCGAGCCGTCATCAAGCTCAATACCGATGATCTCGGTGGCCATTCCGGAATTAAACTTTCGCCGCTTCTGCACGACGCGGGTTATCTTTTTCCCAATCACTTTGCGCGCGTTCATCGTGTCACTCCCGCCAATCTGAGTACATGTCGGCAACGATTGCTGCCGACACGACAACAAGGCCGATGATGATCGAGACCCATATCAGGTCACTCGTATTCATGGCGTCACCCATTCAGAGAGGAGAACAGCTGGCGCAGCTTGGCAACACGCTCGCGGCCGTCTTTGGCATCGAGCTGTTCTTCTGTAGCTATTCCATCAACCCAGCCAAGCAGTGAATCGCTGGCCTGAAGCAGCTGGTGCAGCCGTGCCTTCAGACTGGCGTTGACCTGAAGCGCGGCAGCCAGTGTCTGTGCCGTGTGTGACACAGCCTCGCGCAACTCTGCGACCTCCATCTCAAGCAAGCGCCTGCGGGTTTCATCTATGGCTGCAGCTGCTCGCATGCGGGCCAGCTCGCTTTCCAGCTGTGCAATGTTCGTGTTTTCCATGTGTGCTCCCTTCATCCGTATTTTCTAAAGCATGTTTTTAACGTGGTGCCCATGCTCCACTCAATCAAAAGGGATGTCGTCCTCGTCGCCGGTGTTATCGCCGGCAGCCCTTGCCGCGTGATCATCTTTCTTGGCATGGCGCGTGCCTGACTTGTCGCCGCCGCCCAGCATCTGCAGGCTGTCCACCCTGATCTTGGTGGTATATCTGTCGATGCCGGCCTTGTCGGTCCACTTCTCGGTCCGCAGCGAGCCCTCGACAAACACCTGTGAGCCCTTGCCGAGGTATTCTGCCGCGACCTCAGCAAGACGCCCCCAGACCTCGCACCGATGCCACTCTGTGCGTTCCTTGGCCTCGCCAGTCTGCTTGTCCTTCCAGCGCTCGCTGGTGGCGACGCTGAAGCTGGCAATCTGGATCCCGCTTGGCGTTGAGCGAACCTCAGGATCTCCGCCGAGGTGGCCTAGCAGCATTACCTTGTTGACTCCGCGCGACATGATTACTTCTCCTCGACGCTTGTCAGCGCTTCACGCTTGGTGGTGTAGGCGATCCGGGCCGCCTTGATGTGTTCATCGTCGGTCAGCGACTTGGCCAGATCACCGGCCTTCAGTAGCTCAGCCAGATTGCTGGCCGTGCTGATCGCCTCGATCACCCGCTGCAGCGGCGCGGCAGATCCATTGCCAAGATCAAAGCTGACAGGCGTGGGCCTCGGCATGTCGTAGGAGCGCACCGGCGCAGGCTCGTTGCTGTAGTCCATCAGCTCCTCGGCAACGCCAAGGCCCTTCAGGACATCCGGATATGCGTCACGCAGGCAGAAGGCGCGGGCGCGCAACTGCAGCATACGGCGCATGTACTTGCGCCAAACGGTCTTTACCGTCAGGCCAGCCATGTCGGCATCGGCCTTGGAGAACGACGCCTTGATGGTGTCCACGTCTCCACGACGCTTGGTCTCGCACCATGCCGTGGCAGTGGCCTCGTCGTACCACTCGCGGATCCACAGGCACAGCGGGCTTGCGCGGACGATTCCGATCAGGCCATCGCCCCACAGCGACGGGCGTCCGTCGATCACGGCGATCGACTGGATCGACTGGAATGGACCCATGCCAAGCTCGCTGCCCATCTGGATGGCCACGAAACAGTCGGCGGGCTTGCCGCGATAGTTTTCTGGGACCATGGACGATGACGCCAGCACGCGCGAGATGCGCTTGGCAATCTCGTACTTGGTGAATTCCGGAGACGCCTCGATGTTCGCCGGGATCGTCTCGGCATAGGAATCGGGCTGCTGCACGGGCACGTCCACCTTCGCCGGCTCGGCCGCCTGCTCTATGCTGGCTGGCTCCGGGGTTTCACTCACGACCTTGTTGACCTTAGCCATTGCTGTTCTCCAGTGTGATGACAGCGTTCTTCTCAATGGCATCGGTGACCAGCTTCGGCAGCTTGGTCACGCGACGCATGTCCATGTAGCTCGACGCAGCTACCGTGTACTGCTCGCGGCTGACTTCCTTACGGGTGAAGCAGGAGCCGTCCGGCAACAGGCCAGCAGACGCCTCGCCCATCAGCATCGCGATGCGGTTCTTGCAGCCCTCGATCACCTTGTCGTACAGCGCACGCTGCTCGCTGGCATCGGCCCATACGTCTGCGTACTGCTGGGCGACATCAGGCAGCTTGATGACGCTGCCGTTGGTGCCCGGGTACAGGCGCTTGATCAGCTCGGTGGTCGAGCGGTGCTCGTAGTGCGGGGTCGGCGGGACGCCGGCCTGCACGCGATCCCAGAATTCGGACTCCGCCTCGATCAGCCGATCGATGATTTCCTGTATCGGGTGGATCTTGTAGACGCGGAAGTCGCGGTTGCCGATCAGCACGCCGAGGTCAAACTCGTCCCAGCCGGTCACGGCCAGATAGTGCTGAACCTGCGCCATGACATGGGGCGGAACCTCGTTACTGCCGGCCGGACCCCAGCCAAAGCCAAAGGCATCCGACTTCGCCTCGAAGCCCAGCTTGCGGTCAACGCCAACGACTCGCCGGTCGATGTTGGCGAGCATGAACGGGTACTTGCTTGAGCGGAACGTCTGGTTCTGGCGGATGACCTTGAAGCCGGTCTGGTCGGCGTATGCCTCGCAGATCGGATCTTCCAGATACGTGCCCCAACGCAGCGACGCATTGTCAGCGCCGTCGTCTGGCTCGATCTCGCCACGCTTCTCGTGGTACAGGGACAGGATGTCCCGGTATGGGTTGACGCCGATGATGATGCCGGCATCAGAGCCGCCGATGCCGCTGCGACGCTCGGCGCGCTGTTCTTTGGTGATTGCCATTCTCTGCGCTCCATTGCATGGCCGCCAACCGGCCAGTTGAAAAGATGCCTCAGGGCAGGAGTCGAACCTGCTTCGTGTGGTGACCACCGACCAGATAAGTGAGCCTTTCCTCCCACCTTCCAGACCAGCCGTTCCGCCGGCCAACATCACCGAGGCAGGTCAATCCTACACGTTTGTCACTGGATGTCAAGCGTTGACATAGACGCTGAGTGAGTGCGGGTGTATTATCCTGACTGATCTTTTTTATACCAAAGTGGAGCGATCATGGCATCGAAAAAGAACGGCAAGGCGCGGGTCAGGGTTGCGGCGAAGGGTGAAGATATTACATATCCAGCCGAGATGATCCCGATCGTGGTCAGGCCGGATTCAAATCCGCCCCACCAGAATCCGATCCGCGCATTCCGCGAGGAGCTGCGGCTCACGCGCGAGGAGTTTTCCAAGCTGCTTGGCGTGACGGTGATGACCGTCAGGACGTGGGAAACGCCGAACCTCAGCCGCCCCAAGGGCAGCAAGGCCATCGAGCTGGTCGATCTGGCGCGGCGCAACGCCTATCCACTGACGCTGGACGACATCTATCGCAACCGCGCACTGTGATACTTGACGCGGGCGATTCCCGGGAGTACAAAAACAACGCCCCTCGCGAGTTTCCTCGGAGGGGCGTGGTGCTTGACAACCCGCCAAGGTTTCAAGCGCGGTCCGGACGCGGCGGACATGGCAATCATGCCACGTCCATCCTTCCCACCGCAAGCTGCGCCCCGCCAGACGCTCCGAAAGGGTCGTCAAGACGCACGTAGTCATGCCCGTCCAATGTCGGGGCTCGTCAGGAAAGCATTGGTAAGTCGCCGGGAGGTAGCCACCCGGTAGGCGAAAACCCGGGCGCTGTCCGACCCCCTGACAACCCGGTCTCCCAAGCGGAGAGGCTCATCGAGTATCCCCGGCCAGTGGCCGACAGGCGAGGGTCGAGAGGGCAGCAGGCCCCTCCAGACCCCGACCGGAGGGAGAAAGAGGGGGCATTATGCCCAGTGGATTTGCGAGGTTGGCGTGGACATCAGACCGTATCAGCTTGAGGCTATCGACCAGTGCCGCCGGGCATTCGCGTCCGGGTCGCGGCGCATCCTGCTGCAGGCACCCACTGGCGCGGGCAAGACTGTCATCGCCGCCCAGATCGTGGAAAGCGCTGCGCGCAAGGGCCGGCGGATCCTGTTCCTCGCTCACCGCAGGGAGCTGGTCAACCAGTGCGCGGACAAGCTGCGCAGGTTTGGCGTCGATTACGGGATCCTGATGGCTGGCGAGGATCCCAGCTACGAATACGAGGTGCAGGTCGCCAGCATCGATACCTTGCGTGTGCGCTGCATGAAGAACCAGCGGCAGCCCATGCCGAAGGCTGACGTGGTGATCATCGATGAAGCGCACCGCGCGATGTCGCGCACCTATCAGCAGGTCATCGAGTACTACGTCAAGGAACACAACGCTGCGGTGCTTGGCATGACTGCCACCCCGATCCGCAGTGATGGTCGAGGGCTGGGCTCGACCTTCGAGAGCATGGTGCGGTGCCCGTCCATCCGCGAGTTGACCAAGGCTGGATACCTAGTCCCGGTGCAGTACTACGCGCCGACGATCCCTGACCTGACCGGGATCAAGATCGTGCGCGGCGACTACGACGAGCGCGAGCTTGAGAAGGCCATGGATCAGCGCAAGGCTGTGGGCGACATCGTGGAGAACTGGGTACGCGTTGCGAGTGATCGGCCTACCATCGTGTTCGCGACCAGCGTCAAGCACTCGATGCACATCCGTGACGAGTTTGTCAGGGCTGGCTTCAGGGCTGCGCACATCGATGGCACGATGGGGCTGGCGGATCGTGATGAGGTGCTGCGCGGCTTGGCCAGCGACAAGTACCAGATCGTGACCAACTGCATGGTGCTGACAGAGGGCTTCGATGACCCGAAGCTCAGCTGCTGCGTGCTGGCGCGGCCGACCAAGAACCCCGGGCTGTACCTGCAGATGGCTGGAAGGACGCTGCGTCCTAGCCCCGGCAAGAGCGACTGCATCCTGCTGGATCACAGCGGCAACGTGTACGAGCACGGCTTCGTGGCAGACGATCGAAGCTGGGAGCTGTCGGAGGGCAAGGCTGCGAATAACGGCAAGGCCAAGCAGCGCCCGGCTGAGCGCAGGCCGATCACTTGCGTCAAGTGCGCGCACGTGTACGAGGGACAGCTGCGTTGCCCGAGGTGCAGGCACCTTCCGGAGCGCAAGGGCAAGTACGTCGATACCCGGCATGCGGACCTGAACAGGATCGCCGAGGAGGAGCGGCGGAGCGCCAAGAAAAAGGTGTTCACTCAGGAGGACAAGCAGCGCTGGTATAGCATGCTCACCGACTACGCACTAAGGTACAATAAAAAGCAGGGCTGGGTTGCCCACGCTTACCGTGACAAGTTTGGCGTATGGCCGCGCGACATGCTGCCATGGCCAGTCGAGGCTGACGCGGAAGTGAAGGCATTCATCCGGCACAAGCAGATAAGGTTTGCAAAATCACAGAGGAGGCACACACATGCGGCACCAGACGGCAACGCGCCAGTCGGCGCAGGGTAAATGGGACTGGATCCTGACCACGTTGTGCGGCCCGGAGATCGTACGCAGGAAGCACGGGCCGTGCCCAATGTGCGGCGGCAAGGATCGGTATCGCTACGACAACAAGAACAATGGCGGCGAGTACTACTGTGCCCAGTGCGGGCACGGTGACGGCTTTGACTTGCTGTGCAAGCTGAACGGATGGGACTTCAAGACAGCGGCCAATGCGGTGGATGACCTGCTGGGCAACACCACGAAAGAAAAGCTGCTGGAGGTCGAGCAGAAAGAGCAGAAGCCGTTTCTGCCAATCGACCCTGACAAGCGGCGCAGCGCACTGAACGCGGTGTGGGCAGACGCAGACCAGCCGCAGGTCGCCATCGATTACTTGGCCGGGCGTGGGCTCGATGTCGAGAAGGCCAAGAGCATGGGCCTGCTGGGCGACATCCGTGGCAGTGGCAGTCTGCTTGATTCAGACACTCGCCAGCGTGTCCCGGGCATGGTGGCGATGATCAGGAACGGCAGCGGAAGGCCCATCGGAATTCACCGCACGCTGTTGCCGCCGCAGGGCGTGCGGACGAAAAAGATGATGCCGCCGATAGAGCCGATCGCCGGAGCCGGCATCAGGCTTGGCAAGATCACTGACAAGGTGGTGATCGGCGAGGGCATCGAAACGACGCTGGCTGCATGCATGCTGTACAACATGCCCGGCCTGTGCGCCATGTTCGCCAACAACATGGAACGCATTCAGATCCCAGAGCATGTCCGCAAGGTGGTGATCTGCGTGGACAACGACAGGTCGTTCACCGGGCAGGCCGCATCGTTCGCGCTGGCCAAGCGTCTGGTCACCGGGCCGGACAAGCGTGGCGTTACTGTGGTGATGCCGCTCAACGCCAATGACGACATGGCCGACTACGCACTGCGTGGTGGCGAGTTGCTGGAGCAGGGGGACGAGCCATGACATCGGATCTGGTTGCGTGGCAGGGGCCATGCGAGCTGCTGGAGGCGAAGTGGAACGACCGTGATGGCACCATGGTCAAGTTTCGGCTGGTCGAGGTTGACGAGGCGAGCCGCAATCCATTCGTGACGTTCACCAAGCGGCGCAAGGGCAGGGCAGGAACCCGGTTCTCTGCCAAGATGGTTCCGACCGAGCGCCCGGACCTGCTGGTCTACAACGACGAGGCCATGCTGGCCGGCTGGGGCGACTCGCAGAATGGCGGCATGACGGTGACGTTCTGGCTGGCCGAGGATAGGCTTGGCCATCCGTTCACTGGCTGGGCAAGGCACACTGAGTTTGTGGTGGTGCTGGTAGAGCTTGACGAAGCCGAGGAGCCGGTCAACCAGAAGGTCAGGGCAAAGGTCGAGGCTGCCTCTGAGAAGCCGTCTGCGCGCCTGTCGTACAGCGCAGCCATGCTCTGCCGGCAGCCGCAGTTCTGGCAGTGGCTCAACGAGGAGCTGTCGATCGAGCCCATCGAGGGCGAGGTTGATGCTGCTGAGTTTGTCCGCAACTCGCTCAAGATCAACAGCCGTGGTGTTCTGGACACCGATCAGCGTGCGGCCGAGCTGTACCGTCGCAGGATCCTAGTGCCCTACGAGGAATGGCTGGAGGGCAAGAATGGCAGGAGGTACCAGTGACCAAGGGGATCGAGATGACCAATCCGGCGCTGCGACGCAAGCCGAAGCCCAGCCACCCATGGGCGAAGTGGCGGCCGGGCTGGCTGAAGATTCAGCAGCGGGCGTTCAACCCGCACCGGGCAAGGCAGAAATGATCGCGGTCAGTGCGCACGAGCGTCGGCTGAGGTCGATGCGGTGCGTGCTGACAGGCCTGCCCTACGTCACCCTGCACCACTGCAGGGGAGGGTCGGTTGCCCAGCTTGGCTGGGGTGTTGGGGTTGGTCAGAAGCAGAACCCGTTCTTGCAGATCCCGCTGAACGGCGAGTATCACGTTGGCAGCAACGGCATCGATTATGGCTATGGAGTTGAGTCATGGGAGCAGGCATTCGGTACTCAGGTACAGCTGCTGGAGCGGGTAAACGCAGAGCTTCCCTACGACATCTGGGAGCAGGCGCTGCTGTGGCACGCAGAGCATCGCCGAAATACAAGGCCCGGAAGACGACCGTAGCTGGCATTACCTTCGACTCAGCCAAGGAAGCGGCGCGCTACCTGCAGCTGGCCATGATGGCGGAGGCTGGCGCAATCGTGGAACTGAAGGTGCATCCCGTGTTCAAGCTGACGGCTGGCGGCAGGCCGGTCATGTACAGCCCACGGACCAAGCTGGGCAAGCGGCGTCAGGCCAGCTACGAGGCTGACTTCTCCTACAGGTACGCCGGCAGCTGGGAGCGGATTGTCGAGGACGTGAAGGGGTTTGACACCCAGCTGTCGAGGCTCAAGCGGGCGATGCTTGAGGCGGAGTTTGGAATCACTGTCCAGATTGTGTAAGAATGTCGGTGCCGGCATCCGCCTCCCTGTGAGTGCCGGCACCTTGTGTGCATTCTCTGTGAGAGAATCTTGGGCCGGCAACACCACCCCGTTGCCGGCCCTTTTTTTCAGTCCACGTAGCGCAGGAACTTGCCCTCGATCAGTCGGGTGATGATCGGCTGGACCTGATTCTTGCCCATGCCAGTGTCGTTCACGACAGAGGCAACGATCTTGCCGCGCTCAAGCCCGGCCTTCAGGTCGTCCTTCATGAATTTGCGGATGCTGCTGAACACCTTCGCCTGATACATGGACTGGATCTCCTGCCCGGTGCCGACCCCGAGGGCCAGCTTGCGGTTCTGGAGGCCAGCCCCGCGCTGGATCCCGAAGTCAACGCGCCGCTTGTACTTGCGATTCGCGTCCTCGATCTCCTCTGCGGCCCGGCGTGATGCGCCAACTTCCTTGAGGTTGATGAAGTAGCGAATCTCGCTGGGGTGGTACTTGGACAGTACGTCGAATTCTTCCTTGCTTACAGCTTTCCATCCGTCACGCATGTGATGCACTCCTCTTGTTGGAATGACCCCGGCCTTGCGGCCGGGGCCTTGTTGTTGCCTTAGGCGGCGACCTTCTCAGCCTGCGAGATCCGCTTCCACTGCGAAGCCGGCAGGGTGATGATGTTCGAGCCGATCTCCTCCAGCTCGAATGCGCGCTCCTGCGTCACCTTGTCCTCGTTTGCGAGGGCGGTGATGGCATTGAGCATGCCCCAGCGCGACAGGTCGCCATCGGTCAGCAGGTTCTTCAGCACGTCGTCCAGCTCGTTCTCGCGCAGGCCGAGATCCTTGCCGAGAACCTGCACGCCCTTGACGGGGTTCTGCATGGTCTCGCCATCGCGGAGCGAGCGCAGCGTGTCACCCATCTTCTGCACGAAGTCACGCGAGCCCATCGAGCGCATGATGTCAGTCATGACCGACAGGATTGCCTCGTCGTCCTTCTGGCGCGTCGCATCGCTGAGGATGTCGAGGCCGGCGGTGGCCAGCTTGCCGCCGATGTGAGTGCGGCGGAATTCGATGGCGTTGTCGCCAACCCCGAACACGCAGCCGTTCTTGCAGTAGGTCCGGTAGAAGAACCCGCGCACGAACAGTGAGCCGCGACCAGTCTCGCTGTTGCCGATCTCGAAGCCCGGGTACACGATGTCGCGACCAGTGCCGTGCGGAGCCGGGCCGATGTCCTGCGCCAGAGACGGGTCAGTCCAGACCACGCGCAGGCGCATGTCGTTCTCGTCAATGTGCGAGGCGAGGATCTGGTGGTCGGGCAGCCCGGAGTCGGAGCCGATCAGGGCGGGCAGCGACTTGGCCAGCACCGTGTCGTTGTCCAGACGCTTGTAGCGGTTGGACAGGAAGGCGCGGGCCTTGCCATCGAGGGTGCGGACCATGCGCATGCCGGGCTCGCGCTCGAACAGGGCATTGACCTGACCAGTCACGAGATCGCGGTGGTCCTTGACCAGACGCGAGTAGTACGTCCACGGGATGTTCAGCCAGCTGGCAATCTGCCGGTGAGCGTTGTCCGTGATCTCGTACTTGCTGGTGACCTCGCGCTCGCCATCGGGGCGGACGTTGAGGGTAACCAGCGCGGTGCCGGTCGGCGCGTTGTCGTCCTGCACCATGCGCAGGTTGTTGCGGGTATCGGCAACCAGATCAACCTTGGTTGCGGTCTGGCGCTGCACTTCGGTGGCCAGCTCAATCAGCGTCTTGCCAGTCTTCATGTGTGATCTCCGTTTGGTCCCTGCCCCATCGGCTGGGAGTGTGGTAACTGTATATCGGCTTCCAGAGGAAGTCAATACCCATATCAAAAAAAATATCACCTGATGTTCAGGACCATCATCAGCATGCGCATGCGCGAGTCGGGCATGGAGCGAAACGTCGTGTTTGGCTTGCGCCCGATGGTCGGCTTGACTAGCCAGCGATCGACGGTGCTGTCATTGACGTACAGCAGGCGCGCGACCTCAGAGCGTGTCAGGCCATGCTCTTTGATGATGGTCCGAAGGGTCTCGTTGTTGTTCGAGCTTCTGGTGGCTTTCATGGTCGTGTACTCAGGTAGTGGGACGGGAGGGCTTTCGCCCTCCCGCCCGTGGCATTACGACGGCAGGCCGATGCTGCGGATGGCCTCGCGGACGCTGGCCAGCAGACGGCTGTCGTTCTGCAGGGCAAGCAGCTCGTCCCTGCTGATCACAGCAGAGCCATCGTCCGCATAGGCAGTCTTGACGCCGAGCTTGTCGGCGAGCGCCTTGACGGCCTGTTCGCGGGTCATGCCAAGCTCGCTCAGGATGGCCTGAGTAAGCGCCTCCTCGGAAATACCGAGCTTCGACAGGTTGATCAACATGTGCAGTTACTCCGTGGTTTCAGTTTCAGTCAACGCGGCATCCTTGATGAATGACTTAGCCGCTTCAGTCATCCCATGAATCCGGCCAAAGCGCCGGAACATCTTTAGATCCTTTGGCTGTGCTACGTCCTTCAGCGTAGTCATGTAGCGAGCCTCGCGAGGGTCTGCCTTCGTAACACGCAGAGGTGAATCCATCACCAGCACGTGCAGGTACTTCCTGCCTTCCCTCACCAATGCGACGCGCGATCCCTCGTCCGTCCTGTAGCGCATCAGTCTTGCCGCCATCTGTGCAGTCTCCGTTGTTATCTCTAACACTGACAGTATAGCTGACTGAGGAATCCAAGTCAACTCTGCCAGTCGGGACGCGCCACAGGCGACCGACGCATTCTCGCGTGTCAGCATCGAGTACCTCGGTGCTGGCCCATGCGAACATGCCGTCAACCTCGATGGCCGCGCCTTCACGCAGGCACAGGCCAAGCGTGGCGATGGTCTTGAGGATCGAGCGCGAGCCGCTGGCTGACGCTGGCGGGATCGCTGAGTCATCGAAACTCAGGACGTAGGTCAGCTCAACGGTCGGCTCAGACCTGAAAAGGTTGAGCAACCAACGCATGTTCACGACAAGTCCTCCGAGTCGCGCACCTCTGCCACGAGCTTTTCAAGCACGCGCGGCGGCAGCTGGGTTGCTGGGATGGTGATGCCAAACAGCACGACCTTGGTGATGGTCACTGATGGCACGTAGTTGTCGCTCGCCTCCGAGATTTCGTAGGTAAGGTCGTAGTACACCTCGGCTTCGGTTGTCAGGTCTAAGACCTCGGTGCCCAAGTACATTGAATCTGACTTGATGTAAGACATGATCATTCCCCTTGTGGATGGTTCTCCGGGCAGGACTCGAACCTGCATAAACGGATTCAAAGTCCGCTGTCCTACCGTTAGACGACCGGAGAGTGCAGCAGCTTGACGCCCTTGCGCACGTTGACGATCTTGCCAACCGGAGTGTTCTCGCCAATCTCGATTGCCGAGACAAAGCCGCGCGTCAAGAACACCGGGTCACCAAGGCCGACCATGCCGTTGTAGCCGATGACTCCATGCGGCAGTGGATTGGTGCCACGCTTGGCGAATGCTCGCTGAGCTGGGGCGACAATGCGCTGGTGCAGCACGTAATCGTCCCGGTGAACCTTGTACGCATACTCGTAGACCTGCACCGTCATGGGTCGAATGCAGCCATCGTCCGTCTTGACGATGACCTCTGCGGTCGCGGTCGGCTTGGTCTTGTAGACATAGACGCCCATGGTCATGCTCCCGTGATTTCGTAGTTGGCGGTCATCGTGACGCGCGTGTTCTTGGCGAAGTACTGCGAGATCCTGCGGCCCCTGCAGTACAGAGTGGCGATCGATTCTTCCTTGAGGCCAAGCTCGCTCAGCGCAATCACAGCGCGCTGGTGGGCGTCCTCGTTGTCAGGAGCGTAGATCGTCAACTCCCATGACACCGGCGAATTGGAGCCGCTTGGCCAGAGAAACAGGCTGTACTTTTTGGTCGGCACGTATGGCTTCGACGGCTTGGCACGCTTTGCTTTGCGGTCCATTGCTTGTTCCTTGTGTGATCTTTGTGGTAAAAACTTAACTCGACGGTGCTAGATTAACTGACTCAGGAAGCCATGTCAACACTGACTGATAGAGAGGAGAAGTTCTGCCAGAACTACGTGCGCCATGGCGTCGCCTACAAGGCGGCCCTTGAGGCCGGCTATACGGAGGCAGTGGCGAATGCCAAGTCGTGCAAGATGCTGCGCAGGCCGCATGTCGCCAAGCGCATTGCTGAGTTGCGCGACAAGGTTGACCGCATGGCGGTGCGCTCGTCAGTGGATGTGATCAACGAGCTGTCGCGACTGGCGTTCAGCGACACGATCAGCTTCATGAAGCCAGACCCGGACGTGGAGGGTAACTGGATCTTCAAGTCTCCAGACGAGCTGACCGCAGACCAGCGCGCGGCTGTGTCAGGCGTTCATGTGGACGAGGTGCAGATCGGCAGGGATGCGGACGACAAGCCGATCATGGCGCAGCGTTACAGCTACACGTTCCACGACAAGCTGTCAGCGCTGGTGCAGATGGGCAGGCACTATGGCCTGTTCGATGACCGGCTCAGGGTGGTGTCCAAGTCGTCCCAGAACAGGTTCTCGAACCTCAGCACCGAGCAGCTAAACGAGTTGCGTTCCAAGATCGTCAAGTTCATTGTATCCAACCAGTCCAGCAAGCTTCCGCTGGAGGGGCAGTACATTGCAAAAGCCAAGACGGGTTTACCTGATGATTGAGGACGCGCCTGACCTGTCTGGCGTGTCGTTTGCTGGCGATTTCGGCCTTGGGGAAGGCGAGTCTTTGCCGGAAGACCACGAGGATCTGACTGAGGCGCAGTACGCCCTGTTCAGGTTCTTGCGTGTCCTGCAGGGCTGCGCTGACGACTCAGAGGCCGCCAAGATTGCCGAGCAGGCGGCCGACGCTCCGAGCAAGCTGATCACTCCGCGTCACTGATGGAACGGTGGAACCTATCGGGGTATAGTCGTGATATCACTCCAGCAGGTATCTACGCCAATGAAGCTCGCAGCTTCAGCCATCGCATCAGTGGCCGGCATCATGACTGGCTACTTCGCAGTTGATGCTTGGGCACAAGCCAAGGTTGATGCTGCCGCCAAGAGTCTGATGCAGCAGCAAGCCTTGGCTGAGGCCAAGGACAGCCTGATTCACGACCGGCTATTCCAGATCATGCGCGTCCAGTCCGCTGAGACTGGCATCAAGGTAGCCGAGATTGAGCTGCGCCAGATCGAGGCGCAGATCCAAGAAAAGCGCAGCGCGAGAGTCCAGCCGCATCCGAGCGAGCTGCGCACCCAGCAGCGTCTGCTGCAAGCCATCGAGTTCCACGAGTCGCAGCTCAAGGATGCACGTGCTGCGCTTGAGTCCATCGATACAGCCAAACGGGAGTGAGTGACATGCCGAAGGGTCAGAAGCCGTATCCGAAGGGAACGATGAAGCGTGAGGACTTCAAGGAACCGATGAAGCCGAAAAAGCGCGACAAGGCCGAGCCAGACATGGACGACCTGACGCCGCGCAGCAACCTGCCGCGTTACGCTGGCAGCCGTCCCACCAAGGCACGGGGGCGCTGACCATGGGCTACATCCCGACCAAGCTGCTGAAGGCAGCAACGGCAAAGGCCAAGGCGGCGACGCCCGTCGCTCCGGCTGGCCCGGCCAAGGGTCCAGCACTGGCCGCCAATCGCGCGGCCGTTGCGGCGACGCCGGTGGCCAATCCCGGCAAGGCCCGGTTCATGCAGAAGGTGCAGGCGCTGGCTGCGTCCAAGATGTCGGCCAAGCCCAAGGCTGGCGCGCTAGGGAAGGCTGCGGTCGTCCGTCAGAAGCTCAAGTGAGGCTCTATGCCGCTCGAAAAGGGAAAGTCGCAGAAGGTCATCAGCAGGAACATCTCCGAGCTGGTGAGGTCTGGCAAGCCGCAGAAGCAGGCAGTGGCAATCGCATTGAACACCGCTGGCAAGGCCAAGGCTCGTGGCAAAATCAAGGGAAGGTGATTCCCATGATGAAGGCAGCTCCAAAGTCGAGGGCCGGCACGATGGAGAAGGTTCTGGGGGCGTCGATCTTGGCGTGGCTGGTCTTGGTGGTGACGGCTTTGCTGATCATGCTGGCGCTGAAGGTCTCGGACCCGGTGGCCTTTCTCGATTTGGTTATCAGATCCTGATAGAGCCGTTGCGCCGTCGCGGGAGGATTGGCCAGAACGATGTCGTGTCGCGGGCGAGGATGGTGAAGCCTGTCGGGTCGATTCCAGAGGTCAAGCTGCTGTGGGTTGAGGTTTCGTTCAGTGGTCGAAATGACCGCCAGCTGGTGGCGATCCCGCTGGAAGATTTCCACGAGTACGTAGATCTGCCGATGGTGAATCTTGGCGAGCAGACGCCCGAAGCATGAGCGCTGCGTAAGCTGCTGGCAGCTTGTCAGCGCATCGGAGTTTGTGGCCAAGGGTGGCTGGAAGTCGAACAGGTGCAGGGCGTGCCGCAAGGCTGACGCGGAGCATAGGGCGCGATACGAGGCGATTCATCATGACCCGGATTGTGATTGCCGTCTGTGCCGCCATTGGCGTGCTGTTGTCGAGCGCAGCGAATGCTGGTGACGCGAGACTGACGTGGGTGAATGCGACCCAGCGGGTTGATGGGTCTAGCCTGACGGCCAGCTCGCTGCGTGGAACCAAGATCGAATGGTCGCGCTGCCAGTCGCAGGATCCGGCGACGGCCCCGGTGTTCGGCGCCGTGGCCGGGCAGTTCACGGTAGCTGCCGGCCTCACAACCCATTCGATCACCGGCCTGCCATCGGGGCGCTGGTGCTTCCGCGCTTACACCCTTGCCGTCGATACAGATGGAGTGACCCAGCAGGAGAGCGACCCGTCCAGCGTGGTGGCCAAGGTCATCATGGACGCCAAGCCTGCGCCGCCCTCGCTGCTGACGGTACAGGAGCTGGTGGTCTACAACGTTCTGAAGCAGCGCGACCGATTCGTGCTGCTGCCTGTTGGAACGGTTCCGGCTGACACAGCGTGTGACGCAACCAACGAGGTGAACGGCTATTATGCGGTGCCAAGGGCTGCCGTCACTTGGTATGGCTCTAGTCGCTCCGAGGTGGTGGTTGCCCGGTGTGGCTGATCAGGATCTGGTGGTGGCTGCGCGGGCTGTTCACGGACGAGTTGCCGCCGCCATCTGCTGCTTCTGACCTCAGAGGTGATGCAATGAAGAACGTGCTGCTGAGCTGGACCCTGCCGACCACCCGCGTGGATGGCAGCCCCCTCGCCCCGGCGGAGATCGCCGGCACCGAGGTGTTCATCCGTGTGGAGGGGGCTCCTGACTTCGTGCTGCTGGCCACGGTCCCGGCTCCCCAGACCTCGCTGCGCCAGACCGAGCTGGACTCCGGTACCTACGAGTTTAGGGTGGTCGTGGTGGACAAGCAGCGCCCGCCCAAGCGGTCCGCCGCTGTCACCAGCAGCGTCTCCGTGGAACTGGCCGAGCCCAGCCCGGCGCTGGGCTTCGTGGTCAGCGTCGAGTGAGCCATGGCCGGCGTCCTGCAGCAGCTCCAGAGCGAGCTGGAGCCCGGCATGAAGGTCTCCGCCGGCTGGGTCTCCAGACGCTACGGCGTGTCCCTACGGACCGCCCGGCGCGTCCTGCGTAGGCTCTGGCTGGGGCAGGTCGCCACCCGGGAATGGTCAGGACGCTGGCTGTACGAGGCACGCCAGCTGAGGCTGCTGTGATCAGCCATGTTTCACGGGGAACATTCCAGCCCGGGTCGGAACCCACCCAGAAACCCAACCGCAAGTCGCCAGTAACGGTCTCCCAAGCACCCATTCCTCAACCAGAACATACCGCCAAGGCCCTCTCCTCCTCCCAGAGCAGTCGGTCAAGGCTCGTCTAGGGGTCAGTCAAACCAAAGAGAAGGATTGCCCCAGTGATAGAGCCGGGAGATGACGACACCACAGCCCCAGACAAAGGTAGCCCAAAGTCAGGCAAGCGCCTCTGTTCCCGCTGCCAGAAAGAACCCCGCCGCAATGGACAACGCTACTGCCAAAGCTGCCACGCCGGCTGGATGCGGAAACACCGCGCCAAACGACGCAGTGACAGCCCTCAGGGAGTCCAATAGCATGGCCCGGGGCTACCTGCCGATCGGTGGCGAGCTACCGTCCCTTCTAGGAGGCTGACGTGGCACACACCGGACTCGACGCAATCGCCTATCGCGCAGGCTACAACGACGGACGCCTGCAGCGCGGCAACCGCAATCCCTACGATCAGGCAACCCTGCTGTCCACGTGGTCGGCCTACGAGGAAGGCTACGCAGACGGCAGCCTGACCGCCCAAGGCGGCACGACCCTGATCCCCGGACCGCAAGGCCCCGCCGGCCCGCCCGGACCGCAAGGCCCGCCGGGAGCCGCCGATGCCGATGGCGTGAACATCATCGCCGCCGGCACCCAGACCGCAGGCAATACCCAGACGGTGCTGTTCCAGAACTCGAACGGGGTCTCGTTCGGGATGTCCGGCAGCAACGTGGTCACCGCATCGGTGGCCGGCATCAAGAGCGTGTCGGCCGGCACTACGCGCCTGACCAATGGCGAGCTGGTGCTGAGCAACGCCAATGGCGTCTCGTTCGGGGTCAACGGCAACACGGTTACCGCGTCCGTAGGCGTGGGCGGAGTCGGCTCGCTGTCGGCTGGCACGACCCGGGCGACGCTGGGCGAGGTGGTGCTGTCCAACTCCAACGGCGTGTCGTTCGGCATGGCGGGGCAGACCCTGACGGGCAGCGTCGCCGCACAGGTGCCGTTTGGGGTCAGCGCCGGCACCCAGAGCGTTTCGACCGGGACGCTGGTGTTCTCGAATTCCAACGGGATCACCTTCGGCATGTCCGGGTCGAGCCGGATCACTGCGTCGCACAATGGCCTGACCACGGCTGCGCTGTCTGATCACAGCCACGGCAACCCGCAGCTCAACCTGACCAACCTCAGTGGAACGACCGCGAGCAATTCCGCAGGCTTCACGCTGTCGCTGTCGGCGGCGGCTGGCGGCGGCGGTGGAGTCGGCCTGTCTGCTGGTACGCAGAGCGTATCCACGGGCACGGTCGTCTTCTCGAACTCGAATGGCATCACGTTCGGGATGTCGGGCTCCAGCCGCATCACGGCATCACACAATGGCCTGACGACTGCGGCACAGAGCGATCACTCGCACGGCAACCCCACGCTGGCGTTGACCAACCTGAGTGGCACGACGGCCAGCAACTCTGCTGGTCTCACGCTGTCGCTATCGGCGGCACCGCCAAGTAACACCATCGGCATGTCGGCTGGCACGCAAAGCGTGGGCACCGGCACCGTGGTGTTCTCGAACTCGAACGGCATCAGCTTCGGGATGTCCGACTCGTCGCGCATCACTGCGTCGTACACGGTGCCGACGATCACCTCGCTGAGCCTGAGCGATCAGGCCACGTCGATCACGGCAGCCCGCCTTGCCTTCACGAATCTGAACGGGGTCACGCTGTCGCTGTCCACGACCACGGGCGGCAGCGCCACGCTGGTGGGGTCGCACAATGCCCTCACCTCGCAGAGCAACCAAGCGCTGTCAGGCAGCAACGGCAGCTTCGCCTTCCAGACGGCCACCTTCGGCAACCTGAACGGGCTGTCGTTCTACACCTCGAACGGCTCGATGGTCGGCTCCTACACAGTGCCCACCCAGTCGGCCCAGACGCTTGGCCTGTACGGGTCATCGAACACCACGGGGCAGTCCAGCAGCAGCACGTTCGATGCCCGCTCCGTGACCTTCCGTGGCGCTGGCGTGGCCTCGGTCGGCATGTCCGGCGGCGAGGTCGTCATCAGCGTGCCCTCTGGCGGCGGCGCTGGCGATGGCGGCAACGTGCTGGCTGCCGGCACCCAGACCGGCACCTCGCTGGGCACGATCCGCTTCGAGGACAGCAACGGCATCAGCTTCGGCATGAGCGGCAGCACGCGGATCACGGCGAGCTATACCGTGCCGAGCACCGCTGGCCTGCTGTCAAACATCAGGGTATCGGCCGGCACGACCAGCAACCTGCTGTCGGCCGTGACCCTCGGCGACGCCAACAACGTCAGCTTTGGGCTCAATGCCTCGACCCTGACGGCCAGCATCCCGGCCGGCGCGACGGCCACGGGCAACCTCGGAGCTGTTGGTGGGGGCACGCAGACCGCGACCTCTGGGACGGTCGTGTTCGCAGACTCGAACGGCATCTCGTTCGGCCTGTCTGGCAGCACGCGCATGACCGCGACCGTGCGCACGGACTACGCGAACAGCACCCATTCGCATGGCAACCCGACGCTGAACCTGACCAACCTGTCGGGGACGACTGCCAGCAATAGCGCGGGGCTCACCCTGTCGCTGAGCGCAGCGGCCCAGTCGGTGCAGCCCGGGGTGGGCTCGATCAGCGCTGGCACAACCCGAGTGACGACCGGCGAAGCCGTGTTCGCAGATGGCAACGGCATCTCGTTCGGTGTGAACGGGCAGACCATCACGGCCAGCCACAATGGCCTGACCAGCCAGTCCAACCAGAACGTGACGGCCGCCAACGGTGGCTTCGCGTTCCAGACGCTGAGCTTCAGCAACGCCAACGGGGTCAGCTTCGGCACGTCCGCAGGTAGCGCGATCACCGGCTCAGTGGCGGCAGGAGCCACGGCAACTGGCAACGTCGGGGCGATCTCGGCAGCGGGTGCCTCTGCCAGCGCCGGCACGATCGTGTTCTCGAACTCGAACAACGTCAGCTTCGGCATGGCGGGCAGCACGGTTACCGCCACCATCACGGTGCCCGCCCAGACCGTGGACACTGCCGGCCTGTATGCGGTTGGCCAGACGACTGGGCAAAGCTCGTCCACGACCCGCGACATCCGGTCGCTGTCCGTGCAGGGCGCTGGCGGAGTGTCGGTGGGCTACTCGGCCGGCTCGCTGGTCATCAGCGGCGCAGCCGGCGGCGGGGCGGGCTACTCCGCCGGTCTGTCGAACATCGGCAACACCCTCGGCAACACCGGCACGGTCTCGCAGCAGCTCGTGCTGGCGGGCGGCAACAACATCACCCTGTCGGGCTCCGTCAATGGCGGCTCCGCCACGATCACGATCAGCGCAGGGGCTGGCGGCGGCGGCAACTTCTCGGCAGGCGTGTCTACCGCCGGCAACACGGCTGGGTCCACCGGGGTCACCGGCACGCGGCTGGTGCTGGCCGGTGTCGGTGCGGTGTCGCTGTCGCAATCGACCGATGCCAACGGTGGCACGGTGTCGATCACGTCGCCCGCTACGTCCAGCCTCGCGGCAACCGGGGCACTGTCGTTCAGCAGCAACGGCTCGACCATCAGCTTGGGTGTCGGGCAGCTCACTGCCTATGCTGCCGGCAACACCTCCGGCAGCAGCTCTGGGACGCTCGATGCCCGCAGCCTGTCGTTCCATGGGTCGAACGGCATCACGGTCAACGTCAGCAATGGCTCAGTGGTGTTCTCCGGCGGAGGCGGCGGCGGAGGCGGCGGCACGACCTACGGCTCGACGCAAGTGCTCAACAACGACAACCTCGTCACGCATGCCATCCAGAACGCGTCCCTGCAGCTGTTCCCGATCTATGGCGTGCCCAACCTGACGTTCAATCGCTGCGAGCAACAGGTGCTGTTGAGTTGTGCGACCAACTCGACCTGCAGTCTCACGCTGAGCGCCTTGGTTGGGTTCTACACCAGAAACGGGACTGCGTTCTCGCTGCTCAGCAGCTCGTCCACGAGTTTCGCGCTGACGCTCAGTGGAACCGCAAACAGCACGCTGTACTCAGGACAGAGGATCTTCGGGTTCAACTGGAATTGCACGCTGCCGCCCGGGGATTACGTGGTTGGCCAGATTCTCAGGTCAACGACCGGAGGCAACAACGCCACGGTCAGCGTGCTGGCGGGTAGCGCGGTGGCCAGCAACTTCTCCGGCTATCTGGGGTCGGCGACCAACAACACTTATCTGCGCCGGCCGGGGCTTGGTTTCTTCTCGAACACCACGACCGCGCTGCCGAGCAGCATCGCCTTTTCGCACATCACTGGCACTGCCTCTCAGGCAATACGCCTGCCTTCGTTGACGTTCTTTGGCAGCTAAAGGATGCCCTTGTGAGCAAGCCCTCGTTGATCGTTCAGGATTTCGCTGGAGCGCACAATGCGGACGTGGGCAAGACGGCCGCTCGCCTGATCAAGGGAGGCTCGTGGAAAAAGCAGCGCACGGTGGTGATCCTGCCGTCTGCGGCGCTGATCCCGGCCAAGGTAGCGCTGTCGCACTGGAACCTCGCGTTCTCGCCCAACAATGGCGTGGTGCGGATCCTTGCGCAGGGCATGGAGGTTGGGGATGCGTACTCGACCGCGATCCAGCAGGTCATCGAGCATCCAGAGCTGGGCGACTGGGAGTACATCCTGACCATCGAGGCGGACAACTGCCCGCCCTCGGATGGGTTCCTCAAGCTGGTCGAGCGGATGGAGGCGCACCCGGAATTCGCCTGCATCGGTGGCCTGTACTTCACCAAGGGCGAGGGCGGCGTGGCGCAGATCTGGGGTGATCCCAAGGATCCGGTGCTCAACTTCAGGCCGCAGCCGCCGGATCCGAATGGCGGGCTGGTCGAGTGCTGCGGCACCGGCATGGGCTTCAACCTGTTCCGCATGTCGATGTTCAAGGACTCGCGGCTGCGCCGCCCATGGTTTGTCACCCAGACCGCTGGCGGGATGTCCACGCAGGACTTGTACTTCTGGGGTGACGCGCGCAAGTACGGCTACCGCTGCGCGATCGACTGCAGCGTCAAGGTAGGGCACTACGACATGGAGGGGAAGTTCGGCCCGCCGGACTTCATGTGGTAGCCAATGGCGCTTGAGCTGCTTGCCACCAACAGGTCTAGTGGCGTTCCGCATGGAACGTCCAACTATACGACCAGCTCCATCACTGGAAACGGCAAGCAGCGGACTCTGTTCTTTGCTGGATCCATGGCAGTCCATGCGTCGAGGGCTGGTCTTGCTGCTACTGACCTGACCATCTCCGATTCGCTGGGCATGTCGTGGACATCGCGACGCGAGCTGACCGTTGGCTCTGGCGCTGCGGCAATCCGTGTCTGGTCAGCGCTGCATCTGCCGGCTTTGGCTGATTTCACCATCACGCTGGGCTCTGGCGGCAAGGATATTCAGGCTTACCGACTTGGTTTGTGGGCTGTGTATGGCGCTGCAGACTCGCCAATTGGTGGGGTTGGGTCAAACTCGAATTCTGGAGATGGCAGCCTGTCGGTCACTCTCGACCAGACTCCATTCAACAACTCGCGCGCCCTGCACTGGATAGTGAATGCGCTGAGTGCTGGATCGCCAATCATCGTAGCTGGCTCGGATACTGCGCTATCCGCCACGTCAGTTGTTGCCGACTACATGATCCACGGATTCGGTGATAAAACAGACAACAACCATATCAATGGTTTGTTTTATAGTGATGTACTCAGTGGCACCGGAACGTCACTTGGATGCGGTGCCGTTGGGATTGAGGTACGTGAGTTGATGGCTGGATACGCACCCGTCTGGCTGCGTCAGTGACAAGGGGGAATCAGAGATGTCCAATCACCGATTGAGTAACGTCAAGCGGATCCTGCTGACTGGCGGGGCCGGCTTCATTGGCAGCCACGTGCTGCAGCAGATGGTCGAGACCTGCCCGCAGTGGCACTTTGTGGTGATCGACCGGCTTGATTCGTCGGGCAACCTCAACAGGCTGGCTGAGCTGAACCTGCCGATGGACCGGGTGAAGTTCATCTACCACGACCTAAAGTCGCCGATCACTGGGCAGCTGGCTTACCAGATCGGCCATATCGACAGCATCATGCACCTAGCTGCTGCGACGCACGTCGATCGGTCCATCGAGGATCCGATGTCGTTCGTCATGGACAACGTGGTGGCGACGTGCAGCCTGCTGAATTACGCGCGCACGCTGCCGTACCTCCAGTCGTTCCTGTACTTCAGCACTGACGAGGTGTTCGGTCCTGCGCCTGAGGGTGTGGCTTACCGTGAGTGGGATCGCTACAAGTCTGGCAATCCGTATGCCGCGACCAAGGCTGGCGGCGAGGAGCTGGCGCTGGCATTCCACAACACCTACAAGCTGCCGGTGATCATCACGCACACCATGAACGTGGTTGGCACGATGCAGCACCCGGAGAAGTTCGTGCCGATGACGATCTCCAAGGTCCGCGACTCGCGGACGGTGACGATCCATTCTGACAAGACCCGGACAAAGGCTGGCAGCCGGCACTACATCTCGGTCAGGGATGTGGCCGGTGCGCTGATCTTCCTGATGTCGGCCAGCGATGGCTTCAGGGAATTCGGCGGCAAGTACAACATTGTCGGCGTCAAGGAAATCAACAACCTGCAGATGGCGCGGATGATCGCGACGGCGATGAACAAGCCGCTGGACTACGAGATGGTGGACTTCCATTCGAGCCGCCCCGGCCATGACCTGCGCTATGCGCTGGACGGGTCGCTGATGGCGAGCCTTGGCTGGCGTCCGTCGATCGACATCTACGACGAGATCAAGCACATCGTGGACTGGAGCCTGAAGAACGACCACTGGCTGTCGCCGCCGCAGCCGCGCCTGAGGGTGACCGCATGAACGACGTGGTTCAGCAGCCGCTGCGGATCGACCTTGGTGCCGGCCCCAACAAGCGAGAAGGCTTCGTCGGCGTGGACATCAGGCCTGCCACCGGCGTGGACATCGTGACCGACCTGCGCGAGCGGTGGCCCTTCGATGACGACTCCGTGGACGAGGCCAATGCGCACCACGTGATCGAGCACTTCGACGCCGCTGGCAGGATTCACTTCGTCAACGAGCTGTACCGGGTATTGAAGCCCGGGGCCAGCTGCCAGATCGTAGCGCCGCACTGGGCGTCGTGCCGTGCCTATGGTGACCTGACTCACCAGTGGCCTCCGGTGAGTGAGTTCTGGTTCTACTACCTGTCTGCTGATTGGCGCAAGGCCAATGCGCCGCACAACGACGGCTATCGGTGCAACTTCGCGGCGACGTGGGGCTATGCAATGCACCCGTCGCTCAACGCGCGGAATCAGGAATACCAGCAGCACGCCCTGCAATTCTGGAAGGAAGCAGCTCAAGACATCATCGCCAACCTCAAGAAAGAGCCCATGCCACCGTGAGCGCAGTCGTCCAAGAGGATGTCACCAAGCTCTGGACAGAGATCGAGGCGGAGGCGATGCGCCGCTCGCTACGCGCCTTCGTCCGTGGCGCGTGGCATGTCGTGGAGCCGGGCAAGCAGTTCGTCCCGGGGTGGCACATCGATGCGATATGCGACCATCTGACCTATGTCTCGCTGGGCGACATCGATGACCTGCTGATCAATATCCCGCCGCGCCACAGCAAGTCGTCCATCGTGGCGGTAATGTGGCTTGCTTGGGAGTGGACGTGGGCACCGTCCTCGCAGTGGCTGTTCGCTACCTATGCCCAAGATCTGACGATCCGTGACTCGGTGAAGTGCCGCCGGCTGATCCAGTCACCGTGGTATCAAGAGCATTACGGGTCGGTGTTCAGCCTGTCGAGCGACCTTAACCAGAAAAAGCGCTTCGACAACGACCACAGCGGCTACCGGCTGGCCACGTCGGTGGGCGGCGCAGCCACTGGCGAGGGCGGCGACCGCATCGTGGTTGACGACGCGCACAACATGAAGGAAATCCACTCGGACACGATCCGCGAGGGCGTGATCGACTGGTGGAAGAACGTCATGAGCACCCGCGCCAACAACCCCAAGCGGGTAGGCCGCGTGATCATCGCTCAGCGCGGACACCATGCAGACCTGTGCGGCCACGTGCTTGGGCAGGGCAACTGGGTGCATCTGAACCTGCCGGGGTACTTCAGGCCGGCAACCCGCTGCGTGACTCGTGCCGTAAAGGCGTCGTTCAGGGCGCAGCTGAACGCTCGCCGCAGGCCGGGCGAGTTCAGGGTCGGCGACGATGTGAAGCCGCTCAAGAAAGGCGAAGTGATCTTCGTTGATCCACGCACCCAGAAAGACGAGCTGCTGTGCCCAGACAGATTCGGTCCAGACGAGATGGCTAAGCTGGCCGTCGAGATGACCGAGCGCGCCTTCGAGGCGCAGATCCAGCAGAACCCCTCGGCCGAGGGCGGCAACATCCTGAAGAAGCACCACTGGCGTAGGTGGGAGGATGTGGACCTGCCGCCGGTGAGCATGGTGCTGCAGGTCTACGACACCGCGTTTGAGCCGGAGGAGGAGAACGACTACTCGGCCCGGACGACGTGGGGCGTGTTCGAGCATACCGAGCGGCTGGACCCAAACCTGCCGTGGACGGCCAACTACAAGGGCCAGACGCGGCTGTGTGTCATCATGCTGGAGCGGCTGAAGAAACGACTGACGTTCCCAGACCTGCGCGACGAGGCGCTACGCTCTGCGGCGACGTGGCGGCCCGACAAGATCCTGATCGAGAAGAAAGCCAGTGGCCACTCGCTGGCGCAGGAGCTGAAGCGCGCCGGCCTGCCAGTCGCTGCGGTGAAGGTGACAGACTCGAAGTTCATGCGCGCACATGCCGCATCGCTGGTGCTGGAGCGCGGCTGCGTGTTCTACGTTCCACGCAAGTGGGCTGATGAAGTGATCGAGGAGTGCGCCCAGTTCCCAGCCGGCCAGAATGACGACATCACCGACACGGTGACCATGGCGTTGATGTGGCTGCGCAAGCGGTGGAACACGGGATTCCTTGACGACGACGACGACATCAGTCTGAATCGGAGCCAATCGACACCAGTCCGCACCTATGGCGGGCTGCAGACCGGGAGCTGAACATGGCTGCGCTGAATGGTGTGCTGACCGATGCGCCACGCATCAACGAGATGCCGGCCGACGATACTGGCGACTTCGAGACCGAGATCGATGGCGTCCTGATCAGTCGGCGCGGCGAGAATGTCGTGGTGGACTTCGCCCCCGGCGCTGACCGCGCTGGCCGGGATGACTCCGAGGGCCATTCCGGCAACCTGTGCAGCCAGCTGCCGGAAAGTGAGCTGGCCAACCTTGCCAGCAAGATCATCGAGTACGTCGATGTGGACATCGAATCGCGCAAGGACTGGCAGCGGCGCATCGATCAGGCCATGGAGCTGATGGGTCTGAACAACATCCCGATGGACTCCCTGCCATTCGACGGCGCGTCTGCGGTGACCTATCCGCTGATCGGCGAAGCCGTGGTGCAGTTCCAAGCGAGGGCCATCGAGGAGATCTTCCCGTCTGATGGTCCGGCCAAGGTCAAGATCGTTGGCGAGCGGACGCCGGATCGCGAGGCGCAGGCGGAGCGTGTCCGTGAGCATATGAACTACCAGATGCTCGACCAAGACAGGTCGTACTTCTGGCAGACGGACATGATGCTGTTCTACCTGCCGCTGGGTGGGTCGGCCTTCAAGAAAACCTACTTCGACCCGATCCAGCAGATGACGGTCAGTCGATTCGTGCGCAGCAGCGACTTCATCGTGCCCTATGTGGCGACCGATCTTGCCTCAGCGCCGCGCTACACGCATCGCATGATCAAGACCGACAGCGAGATGAAAAAGCTGTTCGCGTCAGGGTTCTACCGTGAAGTGCCGCTGATGCAGGGCGGCTGGCTCACAGACACCGACAGCAACGAGCAGGCGGCGATCGACAAGGCGGACAGCAGGACTGCCTCGACCCACTACGATGACAACAAGAACACGCTGCTGGAATGTCACATCGATCTGAGCCTGTCGTGTGACGAGGGGATGGCTGAGCATCCGCTGCCGTACATCGTCACGGTTCTCAAGGAAACGCAGCAGGTCATTGGCGTCAGGCGCAACTGGAAGGAAGGCGACCAGACCTTCCGCAAGCGCATCTACTTCACCCACTATCGCTACCTGCCCGGCTTCGGGTTCTACGGATTCGGCCTGCTGCATCTGATCGGGTCGGTGGCCGAGGCCACGTCGTCATCGATTCGTGCGCTGCTGGACTCGGCGGCATTCGCCAACATGCAGGGCGGCTACGCGTCCAGCGACGCCAAGTTCAAGCCGGGCGACGAGCGCATCGCCCCGGGCGTGTACAAGCAGGTCAACATGACCGCCGAGGAGCTGGCGAGGGCGTTCTATACGCCACCGTTCCGCGAGCCCTCGGCTGCCTTGGCCCGCCTCTTTGAGGCGCTGGTGCAGGCCGGCAAGTCGTTCACCTCGACCACCGAGGCGATGACCGGAGAGGCCCCGACCACCGCTCCGGTCGGCACGACGATCGCCATGATCGAGCAGGGCAGCAAGGTATTCAGCGGCATTCACCGCCGGCTGCACATGGCGGCGGCCGAGGAATTCTCGCTGCGTGCCGAGCTGAACCACGAGTTCCTGCCAGACGAGTACCCCTACGAGGTAGAGGGCGGGGCCAAGATGGTCCTGCGGCAGGACTATGACGGTCGCGTGGACGTGATCCCGGTCTCCGACCCGAATATCTTCTCGACCGCCCAGCGGATCGCGCAGGGGCAGGCGTTGATCGAGCTGTCGGCTGGGTCGCCTGACCTGTACGACCGGCGCAAGGTCCACATCAGGTTCCTCAAGAGCATCCGCGTGGCCGATCCGGAGGACTTGCTGCTGCCGGAGCAGGAGGTCAAGCGCTGCGACGCGATCACCGAGAACGCCAAGATGCTGACTGGTCGCCCGGCCAAGGCGTTTGTCGAGCAGGACCACGACGCCCACATTGCGGCGCACATGAACTTCATGGCTGGCCTTAACAAGGATGCGCTGCAGATCGTCGGTATGCCGATGCAGGCGCACCTCGCTGAGCATTACGCCATGAAGTACTACGTGCAGATGAACCGCATGGCCAACGGCCAGCTGCCGCCGCTACAGCTTGACGCTGCCGGCGAGGAAGCAGAGCTTCCGCCTGAGGCTGATGCGATGATGTCGCAGTTTGCCGCGCAGGCTGGGCCGATCCAACTGATGCCTCCGGACGAGGAGGGGCCTGACGCAGAGCAGCAGGCGGCCATGGCCGAGGAGCAGCGCAAGCAGATGGCCTTCGAGGCCGAGCAGGCGCGCAAGCAGCAGGAGCACGAGCTGGAGCTGCAGCGGTCGCAGGAGAAGTTCGAGGCCGAGCTAGAGCGCGACAACCTGCGCGTCATGATGAACATCGACCGCGAGGACCAGAGCGCCGCAGCCAAGCAACGTCGCGAGGATGCGATGGCGCAGGTCAAGGCAAAGACAGCGCGAGGGAAGACAGGTGGAAAGGGTACTCAAGCCAAGTGAGGTGCGGGCGGCACGTGAGTTTCTGCGCAAGCGTGGCGTGCGCGGCGTGTCCCCCCGTAAGTTTGCCGGTGCCAGCGCTGAGACCGGCTTGTCGTTTCAGACCCTGCTTGCAAGTCTGGCGGGGGTAGCAAGGAAGATTCAATCATGAGCATCACAGTCCGTCGTTTCGTGACCGACTTCGAGAAGATCGTGTCTCAGAATGTCGTGGAGGAATCCATGAAGCTGAGCAGGGGGATTGCGCCCGACTATGCCATCTACAAGCAGTCGTGCGGCTACCGTGCGGGTCTGGAGGCGGCCGTCGCCATCGCCCGGGAGATGCTGAAGCAGATCGAGGATCTGCAGGACCGCGACGAGGGTGGCGAGCTGCCCGAGATCAAGCCTGCCCGACAGCCCAAGCAGAGGGTTCAGGCATGACGGTCAAGCAGTGTACGTTCGAGGCTCCGGTGCGTGACCTGAACGCCTGCCCGATCAAGCCACTTGGCTGGCGGCTGGTGATCGCGCCATACGAGCCCGAGAACACCTCGCAGGGTGGCATCCTGATTGCCGAGCAGGCGCTCGAATCGGAGCGGCTGCTGACCTTCTGCGGCAAGGTGGTCGCTGTCGGAGAGGCGTGCTACAAGGCCGTGACCCGTTCCGGCCTTGACATGTCGCTATGGGAGCGGACCCCGAAGGTGGGCGACTGGGTGATTTACGGAACCTATGGTGGTCAGCGTGTCGTGACCAAGGGCGGTGCCCGTTTCGTGATCACCAATGACGATGCGGTGCTGGCCATCGTGGATGGTCCGCAGGACTTCAAGTACTACCTGTGAGGTGATCGCCATGCCCAAGCATGAGATCGTGTTCGAGGACTTGCGCGGATCCCCTGATGAAGGCGTCGTGCAGGTTGACCTCGACAAGGAAGACGAGCGTTTCGGAATCAAGCGTCTGGAACAGGACGACCCGAAGGGCAAGGCCGAGCCCGATGGCCGGGCTGGCGATGGCGAGGAGGCCGACGAGGCTGACGCTGCCAAGGCCAAGCCGATGATCGGCCGGGACGATGACGAGGAGCAGGGCTCTGACGAGAGCGATGACGACTACTCCGAGCGTGTCCGTAAGCGCATCGACCGTGAGCGCAAAGCCAAGCAGAAGGCGGCCGAGGAGCGCGACTACTGGAAGCAGAAAGCCGACGAGATGTCGCAGCAGCTGGCAGAGTCGCGGCGCGTCACCAGCGAGCGGACGGTCAAGGCAATCGATGACCAGATCTCGGCTACTGAGAAGGCGCTTGAGGATGCCATCGAGTCAGGCAAGACCTCAGATCAGGTGCGGCTGACCTCCAAGCTCACCGATCTCAAGGCTGAGCGCATCACCACCCTGCTGAACAAGGAAGACGATAGTTCCACGGAAACCGTTGAACGGAACGGCGAAGCTGGTAAAGTCGCCGATAAGCGGTCGGAGACCAATCCCTTGGTCACCAAGTGGGTAAAGTCGAACGCCGATTGGTATGGAAAGAGAGGTTTTGAGAGGCAGACTCGCCTTGCCAATCGGATCGATCGCGAGGTGTACGAGGATGGGTTCTCGCCGACAGACCCCGATTATTTCGAGGAGCTGGACCGGCGACTGAAGGACAAGGTGCCCGAGCTGTTCGACAGTGACCAGCCACGGGAGCGTCGTCCGATCAGGTCACCAGTTGCCCCGCTTGGAGGGGCAGAGGATGAGCGCCCGATCCGTCGTTCAGGGAACAAGGTTGAGATCACCGGCGAAGATCGCGAGACCATGATCCGATTCGGACTTGATCCCAACGACCCTGAGGCGCTTCGTGAATTCGCGCGCAACAAGCGCGAGGCCGAGGCAGATCAGCGTCGTTACGCGAGGAGCCGTTGATGAACAGGAAAACTGCCGCTGAGCAAGCCGTAGTGACCGAGCATGGCGTCGTCCATGCCCACGAGACTCGTGTGGACGAGACCTCGGATGTAAATGCCACCCACCCGAGCGGGAGCGCTCCATGGGTCCGCCCGACCAGCCTAGACGCGCCGCCGGCGCGACCGGGGATGGTGCAACGGTGGATCCGTCGAACGGTCCGGGGTGAGGCCGATCCCAAGAACTTGAATCGTGTGTGGCGAGAGGGCTGGCGTCCGCGCAGCCCGGATTCGTTGCCAGATGAGTGGCGCGTATTCGCCAACTTCGCGAACAAGAACGAGGGAATGATCGTGGTGGATGACCTGATCCTGATGGAAATCCCAGAGTCAGTCCTCGCTGAAAAGCGTCGGCACATTGCCGACCAGACCAAGATGCAGATGGTCGGCGTGGAGCATGACTTGACGAATTCGCAGGTGAAAGGCCATCCGATCTTCAAGGATCACAAAACGTCGGTAAGCCACCCTTCCCGCAGACGCGTGGAAGTCGCTGACGACGAATGAGGTAACGTATGGCCAATGTCAATGCTCCGCGCGGCCTGTGGCCGGTGCGTCATGGCACTGGTGGCGTGATCCGTCTGGAGGAGTTCACGATTGCTTCCGGCCTTACGGCTGACATTTTCCTCGGAGATGTCGTCCGCTCGACCGGCACTGGCAAGAACATCCAGCGCGCCACCAATGCCGCCGATATCCTCGGCGTGTTCGCCGGCTGTCAGTACATCGATGCCAATGGCGACGTTCAGTTCGCCAAGCAGTGGAAGTCTGGCACCGCAACTCTGGGTACGCAGAAGGCGACTGCTTGGGTCTACGCAGACCCAAACATCATCTTCGGCGCTCAGATCGCCACCATCGCTGAGGCTGATGTCAACCTGTTTGCCGACCTCGTGGTTGGCACCGGCAACGCACTGACCGGCGTTTCCGGCGACACGGTGACCATCACCACGGGTGACCAGTTCCGCGTCATCGGGCTGCTGCCTGATGCTGTGGCTGGGGCTCTTTCGGAGTATGGCGCTTACGCCAAGGTCGAACTCCAGTGTGTCCGTCACGAGCGCTTCGCGGCGACTCTGGCGACGGCAGTCTAAGGAGGTAACTGACCATGAGCGTCATGAATCGCGCACGGTTCCGCAAGCAGCTTCAGGAAGGCCTCAACACGGTCTTCGGTCTGGAGTATCGCCGGTACGAGCAGGAGTGGCGGCCGATCTTCGATGTCGCCAACTCCAGCAAGGCATACGAGGAGGATGTCCTCCTCGCGGGTCTGGCTGGTGCCCCTGTCAAGCCGGAGGGTGCCCCGGTCGCCTACGACATGGGCGGCGAGGCATTCGTGTCCCGCTACGTCCACGAGACGATCGCGCTGGCGTTCGCCATCACCGAGGAGGCCGAGGAGGACAACCTCTATGGCAGCGTCGGCCAGAAGTACGCCCGCGCTCTCGCTCGCTCGATGCAGCACACCAAGGAAGTGAAGGGTGCGGCCATCCTCAACAATGGCTTCAGCGCTTCGTTCCCGGGTGGTGACGGTGTTGCCCTGTTCAGCACCTCGCATCCGCTGTTCGGTGGTGGCACGCAGTCCAACACCTTCGCGACGCAGGCCGATCTCAGCGAGACCTCGCTGGAGGAGGCGCTGATCGCGATCAGCAAGTTCGTGGACGAGCGTGGCATTCCGGTCGCTGTTCGCGGCCAGCGTCTGATCGTGCCCCCGGACCTGATCTTCGTTGCCGAGCGCCTGCTCGCCTCGACGGGTCGCCCGGGCACGGCTGACAACGACGTGAATGCGATCCGGTCGATGGGCATGCTGCCCGGTGGCATGGCCCAGAACCATCGCCTGACCGACTCCAACGCATGGTTCATCAAGACCGACTGCCCGGATGGTCTGAAGCACATGGTGCGCAAGAACATCCAGCGCGGCCTCGAAGGCGACTTCGAGACGGGGAACATGCGTTACAAGGCGCGTGAGCGCTACAGCTTCGGCTGGAGCGACTACCGTGGCGTGTTCGGTTCGAGCGGTGTGAACTGAGCGACCTGAGGGGGGCCGAGAGGCCCCCCTCTCCCTTAAGCCCTGACGACCCGCAAGGGACAGGAGACGACAGATGGGCAAGAGAGTGACTTTCGCCGGCTACATTCGGCAGCGCGGCAACTCCGATTCCAAGACCCCGGCCTCGCCGGGCGTTACCATGAACTACCTGCGCTGTCAGGTGACCCCGACGCAGGCCATGGGCTCGATGACGCCCAAGCGCATCCTGCCGAAGGGTGCGATTCCGCTGCACTTGATCACCCTTGGCGGGGCGACCGGCGGCACCAACCCGACCATCGACGTTCAGCTGGCTGGCGGCGCCGCTGCCGGTCTGGCGAATGAGCTTGACGCCGACACCCTCTCGACTGCGCTGGTCACGTCCGGCGCGTCGCTTGGCGCTGCGCTCACGGCTGACACCGAGGTGCAGGCTGGTGTTGGTGCGTCTGCTGCGACGGGCGGCACCACGACGTTCCTGATCGGCTACCTGATGCAGGACGACCTCAAGCTCAACGACTGATAGGGGGTGAGTCATGCGTCCTATCAGGCTGGCTGTAGCTGCAGCCGGAACGTACTACATCCCGGTCAACCGGGAAGTGGTCAATACGGTCTGCGAGATCGAGCTGTCGGGGCTGACGATCACGTCAGTGTCGTGGACGAATGCCAACATCCGGATGGGTGCGTCGCCGGCAAATGGCGGGCCGATCAACGCCCCTGACAACGGGGTGGCTGCGGCAAGCGCGCCGTGGCAGGCGATCACCGCAGCGACTGATGGCAGCTACCGGGTCGATTTCCCGATCGACAGCCTGCGTGTTGTCCTCGCCGGTGCAGGCTCTGCCAACATCTACGTCAATCAGGAAGCGGATGGCTGATGGCAACCTCCGGGCGCTACCTGTTCAACCCCGTCATCGCCGAGATGGTGGATGAGGCGTTCGAGCGCTGCCGGATCGATGCTGCACTGCTGACGGCAAGGCACATCGAATCCGCGCGGCGCTCGATGCGCTTCATGGTGGCTGACTGGGCGACCGAGGAGCATCACGAGTTCCGCATTCGTCAGGTGTCATTCACGCTGACGACCGGGCAGAGTGTCTATACCGGCGGCGATGACATTGGCGACCCGTTCGGCAGCAACGTCATCGATGTCCTTGGCGTGGTCCTGCGGCGAGACAATAGCGACACGCCGCTGTCGCTGATCTCCCGCTCCGACTACCTGAACATCCCGAGCAAGGACATCACTGGGCGTCCTGACCAGTACTTCGTGGACAAGCAGCGCGACGAGCTGTCGATCACGGTGTGGCCGGTGCCAGAGAACTCGACCGACGAGCTGGTCATGGACCTGCTGGTCCAGTTCGAGGACAGCGACACTGCGTCGCTCAACGCCGACATCCCATACTACCTGTACGACGCCTTCGCCAGCGGGCTGGCCGCGCGTCTGGCCGAGAAGTTTGCCACGCCAGAGCTGGAGGAAAAACTGTGGCTCAAGGCTGGCAGGGCCTTGAAGCGTGCCACGGTAGCCCAGCGTGAGCCCGGCGACATCCGGCTGGTGCCGACCCATCGCGGCAGGGGTGGCGCAAGGATCCGCTAATGGCCAGCCGCCGCTACGCGCGAGGTGATCGCGCCCTCGCAGAATGTCAGCGGTCTGGCAAGCGGGTTCCGTACCGGGATCTGGTCGAGGACGGCCACGTCAAGGGGCTGATGGTGGCCCCTGACTGGTACGAGCCGAAGCACCCGCAGGAGTCGCCCGTCGTGGCGACCGACAGCAGCTCGCTGCACCGTCCATCCCCTGAGTTTTCTGCGCCGCCGACCGAAGGCGTGCTTGGCGACGCAACGCCAAACCTGCTGTATCAGGCGACCACGACCTTGGCTGTCGATCTGCAGGACGGCATGCACCGGCTGCTGGTCAACGACGCAGTGGTCGCGACCTACGGCACGCCCATCTGGGTTGGCATCTTGGAGGACGAGGCAGTCATTGGCTGGGTGCTGCTGTTCGTCGGCGCTGAGCTGACCGAGCCCACCTACGCGGTTCCACTGCAATCCTGCCCTCACTTGGAGGCCCCAGCGCCTGCTGGCGGGCCGGTTTATATTGGCCCCAACGGCAACGGCATCTTGAATTGAGGGGCCACCATGAACTACACGACGCTGGTTCAGAACCTGCAGAACTGGATGGAGGACGACGGGCTTGAGTTTGCCGGCTCGATAGAGCAGCTGGTTGCTATCGCCCACCGTCGCGTCTGCCGCGACCTAGACTTGGCGCTGTTTGTCGGCAGCGGAAGCTCCAACACGGCCAATGGCAACCCGGTGCTGACCAAGCCCTCGGTTACCGGGATCATCGCCTTTTCCACGCTGCGCTACACCAACGCAGGCAGGCAGACGATCCTTTCCCAGCGCTCGCTGGATTACGTGCTCGACTACGCCGGCAACTCGACCGGCGGCCCGCCGCTGTACTACGCCGACCTGTCTGAGACGCAGTGGACGCTGGCACCAGTGCCGGCCGCAACCCATGCGGTGACCTGCACTGGAAGCATCGATCCGCCGCCATTGTCCACCACGGTGGCAACCACGTGGCTTGGCGATGCCCTGCCAGACCTGCTGTTCAAGGCCTGCAAGCAGGAGGCCGAGGGTTTCCTGAAGGCGGACGACCGCATCCAGATCTGGACGCAGCAGTACGCAGAGGCGCTGCCGATCGCCAAGCGCTACCTCTATGATCTGCTGCGAGCCCGTTACCAACTGACCCCCATGCAAGTGCCGGCACAGCCGACCATTGCGAGGTAAGCCATGCCGAGCTATTCAGACCTGTTGCGGTTGACGCTGCAGAACGCCGGTGAGAACGAATCGACGTGGGGCGATGTCGCCAATGCCGTGTTCGATCTGCTGGAAGATGCGATTGCCGGCCTGACTTCGGTGTCGGTGACCAGCGGCGACGCAACGCTGTCGGCCCTCAATGGCACCGCCGACCAGTCGCGCCGCGCGATCATCGAGGTCACCGGAAACCCCGGCGTGGCGCGCAACGTGAACGTGCCTGCGCTGACCAAGTGCTACGTGGTCAACAACCGGACCACCGGCGGGCAGAACGTCACCATCAAGACTGCCGCTGGCACCGGCGTCCTGCTGCCGGCGAATGTGCCGTACATCGTCTACTGCGACGGCTCCAACGTGTATGGTGTTGGCGCAGCGGTCGCCACCTTGGCGACATCAGCCACCAGCGCAGACACGGCTACCAATGCCCTGTCGCTGGGCGGATACGTTGCGGCAAGCTACCCGAGGCTGGCGGCGGCAAACACGTTCACGGCAGCCCAAAGCGTGCAGCGTGTTGCCCTGACCAGCGCCGCATCGATCACCATCAATGCTGCGTTGTCGAACTGCTACAGCCTGACAGCGTTGCAGAACTTCACGCTGGCCAATCCCACTGGCGGTACTGATGGCGAGACCCTGCGTGTCGTGATCAAGCAGGGTGCTGGCGGCCCATACACGATCACCTTCGGCTCGAAGTGGGTATTCCCAAGTGGTGCAGTGCCGGCGCTGACGGCTACTGTCGGAGCTAGAGATTATCTGGCTGCCGAATACTATGCGGCCGACGATGTGTGGCTGGCGGCGATGAATCGCGACATGAAGGTGTGACCATGTGGGACGTGCCATTCCCATTGATGGTCGGCGGTGGCGGAAGCAAGAATCTGGTCATCGATTCTGATCTTGTTACCGGCTACACCACGATTGTCGATGGTCGCTCGTATGTTGGCGCTTATGACCTGTATCGCGAGTGCGGCTATCCAACAGAGCCTACTTCTGTCGTTCTAACGATCAATAGCGCGGCAAAGTGCGCGATGGTCATCGTCTCCAACGATTTTGCCTCTGGCAGTTCTGTCGGCATTGTCGTCAGCGGATCGGCGCAAGTCGTTGGCGCTGGCGGGCAAGGCGGCGATGGCGGCTATGCCGATGACGGCATTGCGATGGACGGCGGCCCCGGGCAGGCAGGCGGCGCAGCCCTATTGCTCAGCCGCAACATCAGCCTGAACATCGATGACGGCTACCTGTATGGCGGTGGCGGTGGTGGCGGTGGTGGCGCTGGCGCAATCTCCAGCAACGGTGGCTCAGGCGGCGGCGGTGGTCGCGGCTTCAACAACGCCCCCGGCGGTGCTGGCGAATGGGTGAATGGCACTGACGGCACAGCAGGCAGCATCACGGCCCCGGGTGTTGGTGGCACTGGGGCGGCAGATGGTGGAGCTGGCGGCAACTGGGGATCTGCTGGCACTGATGGCGCGGACACTGGCAAGAATGGCGGCGCCGGCGGTGCTGCAGGCTATGCCATCTTGGGCAGAGTCAGTGGCGTTGTCGTCACCCTGACTGGAGCCAAGAACCTCTCCACCCTGACCAGCGAAGGCCGGCTGCTTGGCAGCTATTCAGTTCCGGGCGGGAGTATCAGCTAGTGACGCAGCAGCAGATCTTCAACCTGCCTATCGCGGCTGGCGTTTATACCGAGGAGACCGAGCGCGGCGCACAGGGTCGCTGGCACAAGGTTGACAAGGTGCGCTTCCGCAAAGGCCTGCCTGAAAAGATCGGCGGATGGGTCAAGATCAACCCGGACGATCCGCTGCTTGGCACGGCGCGGAAGATCATCGATTGGGTGTCGCTGGACGGCAAGAAATGGTCCGCCATCGCCACTGAGCAGAAGCTGTACCTGTATCAGGACGGCACGCTCTACAACATCACCCCGATTCGCCGCACGGCCACCCTTACCGGCCCGTTTGCCACGACCATCAACCAGCCAACGGTGGTGGTCACTGATGCCGCGCATGGCGCGCAGATCGGCGATTACGTCACTTTCGACGGCGCAACGGCTGTCGGCGGCCTGACCATCGATGGCGAATACCGCGTCACTGCGGTGCTGACGCAGGACACGTATTCGATCACGGCCAGCAGCAATGCCAGCTCCACGGCTACCGGCGGTGGAACGGTCGAGGCGCAGTACGAGATCACGGTAGGCAGCGAGTCGAACGTGACTGGCCGGGGCTGGGGCACTGGCCGCTGGAGCGTCGGCACGTGGGGCACGCCGAGAACGGTGTCTGCGACCGTCATCTCGCTGCGCACGTGGTCGCTGGACAACTGGGGCGAGGACTTGATTGCCTCCCCGAGCGGCGGCGCAATCTACTGGTGGGACAGGACGAATGGCCCAACGTCGCGTGCCGTCAGGCTCGAAGCTGCCGGGACTCCGCTGTTCAACAACTTCGTGCTGGTCTCGCAGCGCGATCGGCAGATCATCTCGTTCGGCAGCTACGACTACTTCAACAACAGGTTCGATCCGCTGCTGATCAGGTATTGCTCGCAGGAGGATTTCAACGACTGGATCCCCAACAACCTGAACACCGCAGACGACATCCGCCTCTACCGTGGCTCGAAGCTAATCACGGCCGTCCGCGCTCGTGGCGAGATCGTGTTCTGGACTGACGTGTCCATGCACTCGCTGGTGGCTGTCGGGCCGCCAGACGTGTTTGCCCTCAACACCATCGGCGAGAACGTCTCGATCCTCGGACCCATGGCGGCAATTGCCGTTGATTACCGTGTGTTCATGATGGGCGAGGCCAACTTCTACATGTACGACGGTGTGCTGCGGGTGCTGCCGTGCGACGTGCGCAACTACGTCTACAACAACCTGACCGTCAGCCAGAAGGACAAGGTGTACTGTGGGCTGAACCGCGAGTTCAACGAGATCTGGTGGTTCTACCCTGCCAACGATCCGTCACTGTGGCTCACTGCTGATTTCTCGCTCGACGCGCAGACCGACTCGTGGGACACGCAGTCCATGATCGGCTCGCCAGACTACACGATCGCCTACAACACTGGCGGCTTTGTCGAGCTGAGCACCTACACCGCCAGCAATGTCGATGCGGCGTATCTGCTGAAAACCAGCGCGCCGCTGGACGACATGAGTGCTGCTGAGTTCGAGGTGATGTTCACCGTCAACTCGATCACTGGCGATGGCGGCCTGTCGATCCTGCCCTATGTGTCCGACTTCGCGACGGTCAATGGCACGTCGGCCGAGAATTTCCTCGGCCTAGCAGTGGAGCTGCGTGGCCAGCAGAATCAGGTGCGCTGGTCAAAGCGTGGTGCGGATGGCGCGTTCGCGACCCTCGACAACAATGTCACGGTAACGCTGAGCACCCTGCCGACACCGATCACCATCACTGTCGGCAGAACCTATGGCCTGATCGTCAGGCGCAGCGCCAACGTGCTGACTGCGTGGCTGTACGACGAGGCCAGTGGCACGACCCAGCAGGTCGGCGCAGTCACGCTGAGCAGCACCGAGATTGCCGCATACTCGACCTATGGCAGCGGCAAGACGGTCGGCTTCTCGCTGGCAACCATCGGCTCTGCCGGCACTGCTGTGGGGGCGTTTTCGGTCGAGTCGTTCCGGGCTGGCCCGGTCGGGACGCTGGTGAGCCCGGCATTCCGTGGCGCTGCTGACGAGGTGAACAGCTACGTCGCCTTCAACTACGAGGAAGGTACGTGGACCTACGGCTCGATGACCCGGACGGCATGGCAGGATCGCTCGCCGGTGTTCGAGAAGCCGTATGCGGCCAGCACGGATGGCTACCTGTACAAGCACGAGGTAGGCGTCGATGCTGACGGGCAGCCGATGACTGCCTTCATCGAGTCGTTCATGATGGAACTCCCAGAGGCTGGCGAGGAGCTGATGCACGTCAGCCAGCTGATCCCTGACTTCCTAACGCTGGAAGGGACGGTCAACGTCAGCATGCGCGGCCGGAAGTACCCTCAGGATCCAGTGCTGGTCTCGAAGGGGCCGTATCCGGTGTCCTCTGGTACTCGCAAGATCAGCCTGCGCGTCATGGCCCGCCAGATTGCGCTGCGGCTTGAATCATCGGCCATCGGCGACCGCTGGCGCTCTGGTCGCTGGCGCGGCCGGGCCGGAGCGCACGGTAAGCGTGGATGACCAGACAGCGCAACGCGGAAACCCTGCCGGCATTCCACGAGGAGACGTATGTCCCTTACAAGATGCGGCAGTTTTCATCGATCGTGGAGCGCCGCCTGCAGGCGCTGGAAACGATCGCCTATGCGGACGATGACCCCGAGGAGGAGTCACTGTCAGATCGGTATGCGCTGGTCGGGCATACCCACGACGCCAGTGAGATCTCCGGGCTAGGCTCGTACCTGACGAGCCTCAGTAGCGAGTCGATCTTTGGCCTCGGCGATGTAGACCCTTCCACGGGCGGCCCCAATCCGGGCGATACGCTGGTATGGGATGGCACTCGCTTCGTCACTGGCGCAACTGGTGCGTCACTGACGGCATCCCAGCTGCTGTCGCTGCTGCTGACGGTTGATGGCTCCGGGTCTGGTCTGGATGCCGACCTGCTGGACGGCCAGAGTTCGGCCTATTACCGGAACGTCGCAAACCTGACTGGCGTGCTGTCCACGCCGCAGGGTGGAACTGGGCTTAGCGGCTATACCCTTGGGAATATCCTCTACGCCTCGGCCACGGACACCCTGTCGGCGCTGCCCGGCAACACCACGACCAGCCGTCGCTGGCTGAGGCAGACGGGCACTGGAACGGTCTCCGCTGCGCCTGCATGGGACGACATCGGCTACACGGATGTCGGCAGCGTGCCGACTTCGAGGATCGCTGGCCGAATCACCGCTGGCACGGGCGCTCTGGAGGCGCTGACGGGCACGCAGGCCACGACCCTGTTGGACACCTTCACCTCTGGGCTGAAGGGGCTAGCGCCGTCCTCCGGCGGCGGCACGACCAACTACCTCCGGGCTGATGGGACATGGGCGTCGCCGCCCGGGGTCACGGATCTCAGCTACACGGCTTCGACTCGCCTGCTGGCCAGCAGCACTGGGGCGGATGTCACCCTGCCGCTATTCAGCAGCGCTGACGCAGGCCTGTCTCCGGCCAGCGGCGGTGGAACCACCAACTACCTGCGCGCAGACGGAACGTGGGCTGCCCCTCCGGGCGTCACCGACCTCGGCTACACGGCATCGACCAGACTGTTGACGAGCAGCACCGGCGCGGACGTGACGCTCCCGCTGGTCTCCAGTTCAGATGCCGGCCTTGCCCCGGCCAGTGGTGGTGGCACGTCCAACTTCCTGCGCGCGGATGGCACTTGGGTGGCACCGCCGACCGGTGGTGTTACTGATGGAGACAAGGGAGACATCACCGTCAGCGGTAGCGGCGCTACGTGGACTGTTGACAGTGGAGCGGTTTCTTACTCGAAGATCCAAGACGCTGCAGCAACGTCGGTGCTTGGTCGTAGCGCTGGCACGACTGGTGTTCTGGCTGACATTGTTGCTGCTAGTGACGGTCACGTTCTCCGCCGCGCATCTGGCGCTCTCGGTTTTGGGACGATCCCGTCCACTACTGTGACCGGCCTCGCGGCCATCGCAACGTCTGGCAGCGGTGCCGACCTGTCCAATTCGTCGGTGACCTACGGCAAGATCCAGAACGTCTCCGCGACCAATCGCCTGCTGGGCAGGTCCACGGCTGGCGCTGGGTCCGTCGAGGAAATCACGGTCGGCGGCGACATTTCTCAGTCTGGCAGCACGTTCACCATCGGCACCAATGTGGTGTCGCTGACAAAGATCCAGCAGATCGCTACTGCCTCGTTCCTTGGTCGCGTTACTGCCGGCACTGGCAACACCGAGGTGTTGAGCGGTACGCAGGCAACCACGCTACTGGATACGTTCACGTCCGGCCTGAAGGGTCTCGTTCCGGCATCCGGAGGTGGCACCACCAACTTCCTGCGGGCTGATGGATCGTGGGCGGCTCCTCCGGTCGCTGGAAGTCCGGCGCTTGATGATCTGACAGACGTGACCATCACGTCGGCAGTGACCGGCAACGTGTTGCGCTATAACGGCACGGCATGGGTCAACTATGCCGACTCAAACTATGCCGCTGCATCGCACGTGCATTCTGGTGGAGACATCACTACTGGCACTGTTGCTGATGCCCGCCTGTCCTCGAATGTGGCGCTGCGGAACGCCGACAACAACTTTTCAGTAAGCCAGACGGTCGCTGCCCAGACGTTTACAGTGGCTCCGGCCAGCGGTGCGGCGCAGGTCCGCATCACTCCATCGTCAGGCAACCAAGCGCAGATTCTGTACGACCTCCCCGGCAGCGGTTCCTTCGTCATCAGGGACATGACTGCATCTGCTGATCGCCTGCAGATCACGTCTGCCGGTGCGTTCATATTGGGCGGCAACGTCACTGTGACCGCTGCGACTCACCTGTTCAACAGTGGCGTTGACTCTACTGGCACGTTCACGCTGGGCTCTACGTCTGCGATCAGCCGCGAGCAGCGGTTCAGGCTGGTCAACTCAGTGCTGACGGCTGGTGTCGATTTTGTGCTGGCTGGCCCCGGCGATAGATATGGCATCTACGACCGAAATGGCACTGCTGGCTGGGCGATGAATATCGAGGCGTCCACCAGAAACGTCATCTTCTCTGGCACTGTCACCGGGACGACGTTCTCTGGTAGCGGCGCATCGCTCACGAGCCTGAACGCCAGCAACCTGTCCACTGGCACAGTGGCGGATGCGCGGCTGTCCAGCAACGTGGCCTTGCGCGACGCGTCAAACACGTTCACCGCCACGTCAAATACTTGGAAGGCTACGTCTGGTTCTACGTATCTGCAGCTCCGCAAGAGCGTTGACACTGAGTACGCCGGCATCCTGTTCCAGAACGAGGGCAACGTCACCCGGTTCAACCTGTACGAGCGCAACTCTACTGACGACAACCTGACGCTCTCGTACTACAACGACTCTGGCGTCTATCAGGGCGACGTTCTTGCGGTCGCCTCGTCCAATGGCGCAGTGACGATCACGCCGGCGACGACCATCAACGGCGCGCTCACGGCACGTGGTGGAGCGACGTTCGCGCCGATTGGCACTTGGGATGTTCGTATCGAAGCCGCGACGGCTGACACTTCAGCCCCGCGCATCCAGTCGTACAACACCAAGCCTCTGTACCTGAACGAGCTTGGCAACGCAGTCATTGTCGGTTCTGGCGGTCTATCTACTTCCGGCACGCTTTCTGCTACTGGAGTCGTCAGTGGTGCCGGCTTCATCGTGGAAGGCACGACCACGGTCCCAAGGCTCGACATAGATAGCAATGGCTACTTTGTCACGACCAAAACCACCGTAACTGGTGGATGGGCGCGCGGATCGGTAGCACGCAATAGCAGCGGCACCAGAATGGGCGGTATCGGTTTCCTCGGAAATGCCGAAACGCTTACGTCGGTGCGTCTTGGTATTGGTGCTGACTGGTGGACGGACGGCACCAACGTGCTGGCCGGCTCTGCCTCTGCAATCAGCATTGGCAGCGCAACACTGAACCAGACGATCACGTTCCCCGGAAGTGGCAATGTAACCATGAACGGAACGTCACTGACGCTGCAAACTGCAGCGCCAATACTTCAGTTCATTGAGTCAGACCAAAGCGCCGATAACCAGCGATGGGCTCTAGTTAGCAATGCCTCAATGTTTTCAGTGCGTGCTTATGACAGCACTGGCGCAAACAGCAAGTACGCCATTCAATTCAATAGAAGCGGTTTCGCGCTGACCGGGTTTATTTTTGGTAATACGACCGACAACCCGACGTATACCTTTGACGGCTCTGGCACAGCCACGTTCAACGGCAACGTAAGCATTAGCCCCGACAGGAAACTGTCGTTTGGCAGCAATGCTCGTCAGATGCTGGAGCTATGGGGTACTTCCTATGCGCTAGGCGTGCAGGCTGGAACGATCTATTTCAGATCTGGGCAGCGGTTTTCGTGGCATCTCAATGGTGTGCATAGCAGCACTGAGAATGACCCCGGCTCTGGCGGCACCAACTTGATGACGATGATCTCCAGCGGCCTGACAGTCAATACTGGAGCGGCCACGCTGACTCGCCTTGATGCCGGCCAGTCGTTCCTCGACATTGGCGACGTAACAAACTCGACAAGCTACCGACTGCGCATGCGTCGCAGCAACGGTGGCATTGCGGCAGAGCAGGACTGGTACGTCGTCTCTGGTAACGCGCCTGTTTATCAGTACATCGAAAACGGTGTTTACACTGGTGAACGTGCAGGTACGGTAACGTCCACGAATTCCTACCGGCCGTACTACGAAAGCTTTGTGTCGTCAGTCGGCACTCGTGAGTTTGGCTTTGTCAACCTGACGACCGGCAACTTTACTGCGACCAACATGATCCCTGCGATCACGCTGGTCGCATCTGATGGCAACGTCGTCATTGGCCCCGCCACTGGTGCTGCATCGTCGTACACAGTGCGGGCAACTAATGCCACTGGTACCGACGTGACCGGCTCGACGCTGAACATCAATGCCGGACGCGGCACTGGCACCGGCGCAAGTGGCAGCATCGTATTCAGCACTGGGCCGGGTGGCTCTACTGGGTCGTCTCTCAACAATCTGACTGAACGCCTGCTCCTTACGTCATCCGCGATCAATATGACCGCTGGTGCCGCGCAGCTGCTGAATTTGTACGCTGGATCGACTCAAGACCACGTGTACATTGCGTTCTACGCAGACTCCGGATCGCAAAGCACGCGGTCTGGATTCTTCGGGTACAGCAGCGGTGGCACTTCAGACATGACGCTGCAGAACGAGATGACCAATGGGTCTATCTTCATCAGGCCGAATGGCACTGGCGTTGCGCGCGTCACTGGTTCCACCAATCCGTCGTTGTCCGTCCTAGATGGGACGGTCAACACCAAGGTCCAGTCAATCACTGGCGATGCAGGTTATCTTGGAACACAGTCCAACGACGCCCTCAAGATCGTCACCAACAACACTGCAAGGCTGACGATTGCGGCCACTGGCGAATCGACGTTTGCAGCGCAGATTCGTGGTGCTGACGGCAGTGCATCGGCTCCGTCCTATGGATTCTCAAGCAATACCGACGTTGGGTTCTACTACGCCAGTGGATACATCTATGCGTCGTATGACAACTCTGACGTGGCTCGTTTTTGCTCTAGGGCAAACGGCTCTCTGGAGGTCTACGACGAAGGCGGAGGCGGGCCGCATGATGTGGGCTGGCGCGACATCCCGCAGAACTCCCAGTCGTCATCGTACACGCTGGCTCTTTCGGATCGCGGCAAGCACATCAGCATCACGACTGGTGGCGTCACCATCCCCGCCAACGGCACGGTGGCATTCCCTGTCGGATCTGCTGTCACCATCTACAACAACTCAGGATCCAACCAGACGATCTCGATCACGACGGACACCTTGCGGCTGGCTGGGTCTGCAACGACCGGATCGAGGACACTTGCCCAGTATGGCGTCGCAACCGTGCTGAAGGTGGCAAGCACGACGTGGGTCATCAGCGGTGCGGGCGTTACCTGATGGGCATTCAGCAAGCACTGCTGTTCGCCAACACCTCGTTCACGCCTGTTGAATTCGAGTACAGCGGCAGTGGCAGCGGCAACGTGACTGTGCCGAGCGGCGCGACGCAGGTCATCGTAGAGGTGTGGGGGCCGGGCGGCGGCGGTGGTGGTGGAACCAGCGTTGCCCCTGAGAATGGCGGCGGCGGTGGCGGCGGTGGCGGATACGTCAAGATCACCAAGTCGCTGACCAGCGGCGATGCCGGCAAGACGATCTCCTACTCGATCGGATCTGGCGGCAGCGCTGGCGGGGTGGACACCACTGGCGGCAATGGCAGCGCGAACACCACGTCGAGTGCCAGCTCGTTCTCGTTCGGGTCGTTCACCCTGACCGCAGGTCTTGGTAACGGCGGATTGCGTGGCTCGCTGGGTGGCACCGGCGGCAACGGAGGTACGGCCAGCGGCGGAGACACCAACACGCCCGGCAATGCCGGCGACGCCGGCGACAATGTGTATCCGCCGGCTGACGGCGGCGCGGGCGGGCAAGGCATTGTTGGTGACCTGTCGGAAAGTGCCGGTTCCGGCGGTACCGGTGGAGCTCACGGCAACGTCGGCACGCCGGGATCTGGTGGCAAGGCGAAATTCAGGTTCACATGAGGAGGCGTTCCATGACCGGCAATCTGCTGATCGACATCACGATCGCCATTGCGCTGATCGGCGCTCTGCTGTTCTACGTTTCAAGGAAGCTGCGGCGCGAGGTGGAACGGCGCAACACCCCAGTTGCAAAGGACAAGCCAGTTGTTGAAAAGCCGCAGGACGTGAATCAGGTTGGTCCATAAGCAAAGGGGCATGCTGCCATGGCGACGTATCAAGAACTGCATGAATTGACGACGGACGTGACGCTGCTGCAACGTGTAACCATGGCTGTGGTTATTGCGTGCAACACCATTCGCTCTGAGCCCGCCGATACCGAGCACCATGCTGCCCGGCTCACGTGGGCGCTGAATGCGCTGACAAATCCTGACGGCATGGCTAGGCAGCTGCTGTGGATCCTGCTGGCTCAGTACAAGGATCTGACGGTGACGCAGATCATTGATTCGACTGATGAGGATCTGCAATCGGCCGTCCTTGGGGCTGTCGATCTTTACCGCTAACTGAAGGGGGAGAAGGGGGAATGGCGAAGATTTCAATCAGGGTTGCGAGGGCTGTCGATGCCTCCAACCTGTATCGGCTGCTGGAGGAGGTTCACTCAGAATCTCCGCAGTATCCGCCGGTGGACCCGGCCATGGGCCTGCGCTGGGTGACAGACACCTTGTGCGACGGGTACGTGATTGTTGCGGATTTGTCTGGCAGACTGATAGGGTCTCTGGCACTGACCAACTACCAGTTCCCGTGGTCGCGGCGCTGGTATCTGTACCTCGAATGGCTCGCGGTGTACAAGCGGTTCAGGGCAGAGGGCGCGTTTGATGCACTGATGGCGGCGGCTCACGCATACGCTGATGAGCTGAAGGCTCCCATCCTCGCTGGTGTCTCTGCGTCTGGGAAGGATGTGTTCATCAAGGACCGTCTGATCCAGACGCGTGGGTATACCTACATCGGGGGATCTTTCATCAGGAGTGCCGCCAATGGGCAGCAGCAAGAAAAAGACCAAGCAAGTCTATAAGCCGCCGGAGTGGGTCGAGGACGCGTCCAAGCAGGCCATTGGGCTTGGGCGTCAGATCGGCTCGCAGGCCTATGAATCCTACGGTGGCGACCGTGTGGCGGGGCTGTCTGAGAACGAGCAGCGCGCTTTGACGCTGGCCGGGCAGTCCGAAGGCCAGTGGAAGCGCTACCTCGACCAAGGTGAGGCAGCGCTGAGCCGCATGGGCGAGCGCTTCACCGATACGGACATTCAGGGCTACATGAACCCCTACATCAGGGGTGCGCTGGAACCTGCCGCCCGAGAGGTGCGCGAGTCTGGCGCGCGTCGTCTTGCCGACTTGCGCGCCACCCGAGCCCAGCGAGATGCCTTTGGTGGCTCGCGTGGTGCGCTTCTCGAATCAGAGGCGCAGCGTGGAACAGAGCAGACGCTGAGCGATCTGTACGCTCGCGGCTATGGCCAAGCCTTCGAGTCGGCTGCCGATCGCTGGGAGCGAGACCGGGCGGTCGGCATGCAGGAGGCACAGGGCTACAACGTGCTGGCGCAGCTCTATCAGGACGCCACCCAAGCCGACATCAACGCCCTAATGACGACGGGTGCCACGGATCGAACGATCCGGCAGTCGCTGGCCGACTTCGACTACCAGCAGTTCAGGGAGGGGCGTGACTGGGACGTGCGCAATCTGGCTGGCCTGCTGTCGGCCATCCAAGGCACGCAGGGTTCCTATTCCACCACGACCACGACCACTGAGAAGCAGAGTGGCGGGGCTGCCAGTCAGCTCCTCGGCTTGGCGGCCACGATCGGTGGCGCGGTCATGACGGGTGGTGCCAGTCTTGCCACGCTGGGTGGCGCACTGTCTACCGCTGGCCAGAGCGTGCTTGGCGGCAAGCAGACGTAACCGGGGGTTCTAGCCATGGCACGACTTCCAGAGCCGGACTACATGCAGGCAGAGCGCCAGAGGCTCGCTGGGGCGCTACAGGCGGCCCCTGAGGGCTCCGCTGGCGGGCCTGCCCTGACCACCTACCCCATGGATGGGCCGGGCGCTGTGCCCGGCCCAGCGTTGCAGATGAGGCCTGTGCAGGTCCAAGAAGGTTCCATGGGGCAGCCGCCGCCAGCTCCGGCAGGGCAGGCTCCGGCTGGGGCTCCCCCTTCTCAGCCGGCTCTTGCCAACCCGCAGCAGGCGGCTGCCCCACCCCCGATGACGCCGATCCAGATGATCGAGGAGACGCCCCCGGAGGTGCTGCTGGAGACTGCCGAGCAGTCTGCCGATGTCACCAGCAGGACGGTCAAGAGCAACCCGGATGCCGCCCCGCAGGTCAATGCTGCGCTGCAGCAGGCCGGCGTCAATGTCGAGGAGGCAGTCACTGACCTGACTGACCGGCTTCTCGACAAGGCCGCCAAGCGGGCCAAGGGTCGCGAGTCGCCCCAGTACAACGAGACTGAGTGGAAAAACCGCTGGAAGAACGTGTTCAACGTCATCCCGCGAGACCAGATGGGCCTATTCCTGATGGACTTCGGCTTGCGCCTGATGGCCGCTGGTGGCAGCGGTCAGGGGAACCTAGCCAGCCATATCGGTCAGGCCGGTCACGGAGCCCTCGGCGGGGTGATGGAGCGCAAGGCAGCCTCCGAAAAGACGGCGCGCGAAGCTGAGGCTGAGGCTGGCAAGACTGCCGCAACAATGGTCGGGGTGCAGTTGGAGGCAAACCGCGCCAAGCTGGAGGCTGCGAAGGACAAGCAGATCCTGCCTGACAAGATCGTCTATGACGAAAACGATGCCGCGTTTTTCGACTTTGGCGATGGCAAGGGCCTGACGCCGCTGACCATGAACGGCAAGCCGATCAAGCTCAGTCCTCGCGATCGTGGCAAGAATGGCAGCAAGTATGCGCAGGAAATCATGCTGGAGAACCTGCGCGCTGTTGGCTATAGCGACCGCGAGGCCATGGATCTGATTCAGGGCGCTCCTACCGCTGCAGAGATGCGCTTCAAGTTCGCCCAGACGTTCGATGACCTTGCGTTCAATCAGAGCGCACGCGCGGCGCCCCCGGGCGGCAAGCAGCGCACGCGGATGTCAGAGTGGACGCCAGCGCAACGCAAGGCTTGGATCGAGCAGCGGGTTGCCGAGGTGTCCGGCATTGCCGGCGGCAACCAGCAAAACGCGACTGGTGTTGGCGGGAACGGCCCGCGACGCCCGCCGGGGTTCAACGATTACTGAGGGAGCATGAATGGCCACCGACCCGAAGGCGCTTGAGCAGGAACTGGATCTCGCCTACCAGAAGTTCAGCAAGGCCCATGAAGCTGGAGATCGCGAGAACGCCAAGCGCTTCAGGGACTATGCCTTGGAACTGGAGAAGGCGATCGAGGAATCTCGACGCCAGCCTGCAGCGCCTCAGGAGTCCGGTATCGAGGTAGACGAGGCCGCGCCGAAGGCTGCGCCAAAGCCGTATACCCCGCCAAAGGCCGAGGCCCAGCAGCCTGCCGACACCGGCATTGACTGGGGCGAGGACATCCCCCCGCCGGCGCGGCGTGATGGCACGCCGATCCTGATTCCGCCCGGCTCCACCAAGCCGACCCAGAAAACCGAGATCGAGGGCGGCGACCTGTGGACCGCCATCAAGTACTCGGCAACGTCCCGCGTCTCGAACTATCTGTCGGCTCGCGAGAACATTCGCCGCCGCCGCAACCTGACGACCTCGCTGGTGGCGCGCGAGCTGCCAGAGGAATGGCGCACTGAGATCGAGTCGTCTGCTGACAAGCCCATCAAGTCGATGACTTTCATGGAGCTTGATATTCGCGCTCGCCGCCGCTATGGCGACAAGTACGATGAAGTCCTCGGCAGGCTGAAGGAAAACCCCTCCGTAGCCTCGATGATTGACGAGGCCAAGACCGACTCCGGGGTCAACCTGTACGAGTCGATCATCAGGCCGGCATTCAGTCCGTCCGACGAGTTTTCTGTTGCCGATGTCTGGAAGGAAAAGCTGGACAGCACGGTCAAGCAGTACAGCGAGTCTGCGCAGCAAGGCAGGGAAAAGCCGTTCCTCAACCCAGAGGCGACCATTGAGCCCGGCACTTGGTTCGAGGGGACCAAGATGCCTTGGGAAGATCTCGACGCGTTTGTGCTATCTGCTGCTGAGAACTCGGTGCAGATCGGCGAGGGTATTGCTGCCGCTGCCGTTGGTGGCAAGGCTGCCGGGCCGATCGTGTCGCGTCTGGTTGGAAGGACTGCCACGCCTCAGGCCTTGAGGGCGGCCACCGACAAGGTTGCCGGCCGCCTCGGCATGGCCGCCGGCGCGACCTCCGAAGCCTACTCGGTCAAGGATCAGGTCGAGGCAGAGACGTTCCAGCGCCTTCAGTCGCTGCCTGACGAAAAGTGGCAGACGGACGAGGAATACCACCGTCTCCGCGATGGCGGCCTCACTGATGAGGAGGCTCGCTTTGTGCGGTCGCAGGAGCTGTCTGCCACTGCCGGAAACGTCGCTGGTGTCGTGTCTGGCTTGGCCCTTGGCGCTCCCATGGGCTACCTGTACGGCAAGCTGGCTGGCCGGCAAAGCGCCGCTCTTGGCTCGCGGGAGATGGTATCTGCACTATCGCGCAGCACGCTTGGCGCTGCCAAGGGTTTCGCTGGAGAGGCCGCGCAGGAAGGCACTCAGGAATTCACGGAAAACACCATCGGCAATGTTGCCGTCAGGATGGTTGATCAGGAGCAGCAGATCTTTGCTGGCGGCTTGAACGCATTCCTTGGCGGTGCCGCCATGGGTGGTGCGTATGGCCTTGCTGGCGGCGCGCTGTCTGCCGCAACCGGCGTGCCCGGCATCGACAAGGAAACTCAGAAAATCCTCGACGCATCGCGCGCGTGGGAGTCTGCAGCCAAGGCGCGCTGGAAGTTGCAGGCGGAAATTGGCGACCCCAACTGGGGCACCGACATGCTGCCCGGCGAACGCCTGAGAAAGATGGTCGATCTGGAAAACCTCCAGATGGAGGAGGCCGAGGCATTCAATGGCGTTGAGCCGCTGCTGCGCAAGCAGATGACCGCCAACAACGCTGGCGAGGCTGAGTTTGCGGCACTTGACCGCATGGCAGCCAGCGCCAAGGCGACCATCGATAGGGTCAAGCAGTCGCGTGAGTCACGCGAGGAATCGCAGCGCGCCGCTGAGGAACAGCGGAAGGTTGATGCCGAGCGTGAGCAGATCCGCGTCAAGATCGAGCTTGACCAGATGAAGCTGGCGGATGTTGAGCGCATGGCCGACAACATCCACAAGGTTCGCTCCATGCAGGCGCTGGAGCAGGCAGATTACGAGGAGCTTCAGAGAGAAGGCTACGGTCGGTGGAACGTCAAGGGTGACAAGTTCATCATCACGCCAAAGGGTGTGCGTGCTGCCGGCGAGCTTGAGCGTCAGGCCGAGCTGCTGAACCAGCGTCTCCAGTCTGGCTACACCGGACCTGAGCGGCGCGCAAACCTGCAGCTGCGCGAGCGCATCAAGGCGATGAGCCCCGAGCAGCTTGAAGCTGCCGTCTATCTCACCGACAAGACAAACCTGCTGAACAGGCGCGCGTTTGACGAGGCTGAGAAGGACAATCCGTCTCCTGCTTATGCAGAGATCGACGCAGACTCGGTTGCGTGGGTCAATGACAACTGGGGTCACGAGTATGGCGACAAGCTGTTGTCTGCCATTGCTGATGCTGTTAGGGAAGAAACAAAAGACCTAGATGGAGTCGCCGCGTACCACAAGAGCGGAGATGAATTTGCCATCACTGGTACGTCGGAGGAGCAGCTTGAGGAGATCATGCAGCGTGTCAAGACACGCCTGCAGGGTAGCCCGATTGTCAACGGAAAAGAGTCCGTCCTGCCGACAGTAACGTGGGGCACAGGCCCCACCAGCGTCGATGCAGACAAGACGATGCTGGAACGCAAGAAGGAACGCACCGCTGCCGGAAAGAGGGCTGATCGCAAGGCGCGTCCTGCTACATGGCAATCATCTTCATTGCTGCTGATGACTGGCGGAGAGGATGTCGATGCCGAGCCTGCTGGTGAGCATGGCAAGGCACAGTTGTCCATGCTGGACGTTGGCTATGGGTATGGCTTCAGTGGCGGCGAAGGCATGCGTTTTGGGCCAGCGAGGGCAGATGCGCTGGCTATTCCTGCTGAGTTTGCCGAGCTTGTTGGCGATCCCAGCAACCTGTCGTTTGTCCGTGATGGCAATGGCCACGAGGCTATCAGCGGTGCTGATGCCAAGCGAATCATCGAGGCGATCGCAGAAAAGCACGGCATCGAAACGCCGTCGTCTGTAGCTACTGCTTTGTCTCGCTCTCAGGTTCCGTTGCTTGAGGCTGGAATTCGCGTGCTTGGCAGGGAGATTGACCTGTCTGCAGGAACGGTGCGCTCCATCATTGATGGTGACGCCAAGACGGTCGCCCTAGACACGATGAACAAGATCCTTGCTGGGTTCCGCGTTGCGGTCAGCAAGTCCAGCCCCGGAATGTACAACGCCGACAGTGAGCAGGCAGCACTGCCCGCTGCATGGGCGTCCAAGATCACGCTGGTAAAGCCGTCGCTGCCAAAGCAGAAGGCTATTCGAGAAACCCCGAGGTTTGCCGCAGGCTCTCAGCAGCCGTTTGATTTCGACTTCAAGCCGCGCTACACGACAAGGGCCAAAAGGGCGTCGAGGAAGCACATGCGCCGGGCTGAGGCGGCCATGGCTGCTGTGTTTGGTCAGTACAAGAACCTTCCGACAGTCACCTTGGTAAACACGGTCGATGATCTGCCAAGCGGCGTGCTTGCAGACTTGCGCGCCATGGGCGGCAATCCCTATGGCGTGCGCGGCATGTTCGATGAAAAGAATCCTGCCAATGGCGTGTTCATCGTTGTCGCCAACAATCTCAACGTCTTGTCTCGTGATCTGAAAAAGCCGGTGTCGTCAATCAAGCCGTCCGAGCTTGAGGGGGCGATCATCGAGACCGCGTTCCATGAAATCGTTGGTCACTATGGCCTTCGTGGCTTGGTAGGCAGTCAGGAGAATCTTGATCGTCTTGCTGAGCTGATCGTCAAGTCGTTCCCGCGCGAGGCCACTGCTACTGCGTTGCGCATCGGTGCAAACATGGCCTTGCCACGCCATCGAGCGCTCGTTGGCGAGGAGACGTTCGCATATCTTGCCGGCGAGATTTTGGCCAAGCGAATCACGCTTGATCCGAAAGAGCGCACCTTGTTCAGGCGAGCCATCAACTGGGTCAAGACGCTGCTGCGCAAGCTCAAGTTTGATCGGTTCCTGAAGATGACCGATCGGGACATGATGGCGCTGATTGCCGAGGCGCAGATCTTCGTCAAGTCTGGGAACAAGTGGAAGTTCCAGACCATGAACGGAGAGACGTTGACGCCTTACATGCGCAACATGGAGATGTTCAAGAACGGAATGCTGAAGGCTGTCCAAGAGGGGACCAAGCCGCTCAACAAGAATGAGCGCGCGGCGCTGGCTGCCAAGGATCCGGCCATGGCCGGCGTTAAGGAAATGCCGCTGTTCCCAGAGACTGGCACCGTTTCCGCGTACATCGCCGCAGTCGAGTATGCGATGGCAAAACTCGGCTATGTCAGCAAGACCGAGCTGACCGCATCTGGAATCATGGAAATGCTGCGTCCGCCGCTGCTGCGGAAGCTGGCATTTGATGTCCATCCTGAGACTCTAGATGAAAATGGTCGCGGCCTTACCGATCAGCAATTCGCTGCGCATTTTGGCGTGCCGCTTGAAGATCTTGACGAGTTCTTGCTGTCAAATTCCTTGACAGAGGAGCAGGTTGCAAAGGCACAAGAGCTTGTCGAGCGGTTCGACCTAGATCGTGACATCTACTCGTCAGAAAGACTTGCGGCCAACAATGGTCTGAATGCCCAGCAGCTGCGCAGCTATGTCGATGGCGGCATCGATGAGCAAATCAAGCTGTTGCCTCCGCGCGTACGCCCAAAGGTTGAGGAGCTGCTTAATATCCGCTCGCAAGCGATGAGCAGCAGGGATGATCAGTACATCAATGCAACTCTTGAAATCGATAAACTTTTCAGGGCACCAGCTGACCCGAAGACGACGGTCATCAACAAAAAGATGATCTTGAAGTGGCTCACTGATGCCTTTGCGCACGTCGAAATTTTCCCGTGGTCTATCGCTGATGTAGACCCAACGGATGCTCAGGCTGTAAAGCTGGCCTACACAAGGATCACCGGGCAGCGCCCGTTGCTACCCGGCTATGCGCACGACCAGCTCAACGACAATGCGCCTTGGACTGCTGGCGATGCGCAGTCATTCCTGATGGGGCTTGATGAGGAATTGCGCGAGAGGGTCATCGCCGAGATGGCTGCCATCAAGGCAAAGGGATATGACTACGGATTTGATCCTCAGCTGAACCGCTGGTTTGATTGGGTGCAGCCAAACAAGCAGCACGAGCATAGCCGCTACACCCCTGCCGGGCTGTCCACCGAGGAATACATGACTGTCGCCTTGTACGACAAGTCAGCGATGAAAGTCCGCTCTGAAAGCATCAGGCATGGCCACTATTCTGGGTCTGCTTGGCCGCGCGGGAATGTAGGTGTGCTGTTCCACATCAGGCAGAGCGTGGTCAATGATGCGTCCAAGAATCCGCCTACCGCTCCAAACAGCAAGTATCAGGGTAAGGCGTGGTATCTGGTTGAGCTGCAAACCGACTGGTTTGACAAGCATCGGTCGCTGAATAGCGAGGCTGCCCGCGTTGCTTTGACGGCTCGCACCAGAGAAAAAGGCGACGCCCTGTTCACGTCAATTGGTGCGTTCACAGACGTTGTTAGCAGGCAGGTATTTGATGCAATGGTCGAAAAGACCAAGAGCATCATTGAATCAGTCTTGCCTGATGCTGAGCAAGACGCTGATGCGTGGCTCAGCGCTGCGACTGAATCTGTAAAGCAGAACGAAAGCAAGCGTATTGGAGTGCAACCTGAAAACCTCAGGCAGGTGCTGATCGAGCGCAGGCTAAAGTCTAGGACCAGCGAGCGGCTTTCGATGCTCGCCGGCGAAATTGTCAATTTCATGGGCGATAGAAACACTCTGTTGCACAAGGCAACTTCGTCTCGCCGCCTGCGCATCACTGCGGACGCCAGAGAAATTGCCCGCGCCAACAACATGGCGGTCAAGGAATTTTTGTGGGGGATGAGCCGCAGGATCGTTACCATCAGGGAGGCCGCGTCGAATGCCAATTGGTATACGTCATGGAATGGCACGGAGCCGGTCTTCAGCGACGAATTTAAGGACATCCTTACGTTTGGCGAGGTGACAAGGGCGTCTCTATACGACTCTCGCAGCAGCTATTCGAGTCTCAGCGTGCATCAGCATATCGCCAATGCGATTGGAACTAGCCAGCTATCTAGGCTTGGCTATGCCAAGAAGGAGCTTAGGCGGGAGCTTGAGCTGCTGTATGACAAGCTTGGCATTGATCTGAGCAAGCTCGATCACGCCATGTCTAGCCTGTCAGAGGCAAAGGTGTATCGCTGGTCAGTGCCACTTGACACGATCCCGGTCATTCTAGACGGCGAAAAGGCGATGCACGCTGGCGCTGATTCGTTCATCAGGTCAGCCATTGATTACGTACACAAGGTTGACCATCGCTATTCGTCAGAAAACTTCAGGGTGCAAAGCGACGTTGGCAACGCCGACTCAGACGTATCGATCAGCTATACGGGATTGGTCGCTGAAAGCCTAGATGAAGCCAAGGAAGTGCTGCTAAAGGCCATTGATCACTACGTGTCAAATGAGCTGCCCCAGCTTTTTGACGCGTGGGCAGATGAAGTGGTCGTCAATACAACGAGGCAGCGTGAGCGCAATAGGCTCTCAAGCTCAGACGATCAGGAGCTGGCAAAGAAAACCATTCAATGGCTTGGCCTTGAGGAAAAAGATACCGACGAATTCAGCAACGTAACCGAATACTCGCTTGGCCACTATGGAATTGTGACCAAGGAAGACTACGTATCAGAAAGACTCCCGGACGAGATCGACTTCTACCGCGAAAATGGGGAGAACTACATCGACTGGAGCGCAGAAGAATTCGACGATCATCCGCTTGACACCGATCATCCGGAGTATCGGAGCCGTGTCGTTGTTGATGCAGATGAAAATGAAGATGCGACCCTAGCAGATGCGTGGCTTGAAGAACGCAGACGCGAGCGGGTCGAGGAGATGCTTGAGGGAGGCGGCTATCTGTATCAGATGGCAGAGGAAGCTGCTGCGTCAAATTATGAAGATCAGGTCATCTACCATGCGATCCTTCCATCTGGAATCGTCAACAGGGATCTTGATCCGATCCCGCAGGTAGAGATTGTTCAGGTCAAGAGTCACAGCGGTGACTGGAGCGTCTGGGTTGACGGAGAGTATGTTGCCGAGGGTTTGTCTCGCGAGCGAGATGCTGACATAAAATTGATGCAGGGTGTGATTGCCTATCTTGAGGACAATCGTGTAATTGCGTGGAAGCCTGAATTCCCGTGGAGCCAGCAGGCCCCTGCGCAGCCAGATCCTGTTGATCGCCCTGAAAAGCCTGACTTTACGTCTTACGCAAAGGCCATCGCAGGGGAAATCGAAAAGAGCGGCGAGGCAACAGTCGTTGACGCTGGCGTCCTATACGAGCAGGTAATCGATGCCGCGAAAATCACCTCGTCCCCGGTGGTGCCAAAGTCTCACCTAGCCAAAGACGAGGTGTGGCGGCTTATTGCCCTGCGCTACATCATTGCTGACGCTGTCAGGCGCGGCATTCCGAAAGTCATGTGGCATGGCGGCGAAGGAACCAGCAAGCGCGGCGGCGGCCTGAGCTTCACGACCGTTGAAAGAATCGTATGGCGCAAGGCGTCAATGGAAGTCAACGGCAAGACCAAGGACGTGGTTGTCATCGAGACACCGCGATACTCTGGCAATTCAATCATTCTTGAGTTGTCCGCAGACAGGATTGCCCCTGTCCTTGGCCAAGACGTTTATGAACTGATGATGCGCCAGATTGCTGGCAAGGCCCCGCTGCGCGCTGGCGAGGCAGATATCAGCGGAACGCCGCAGCTTGATGATCTTGTTATTGGCCGGGCTGGAGAGTCTTGGGTTTTGCATCGTGTTGGTGATCCATCGATTCTCAGCATTGCCACCACCAGAGAGGAGATTGAGGGCATCCGCAGCCAAATGTTTGCAGATGCTCAGCGCAATGGCTCGTGGACTGCAGTCTTATCGCAGTCCCCGGTGCAGCGGTCGATCAGCAGTGGTTACGGTGAAAGCCACGAGGAGACCGCTAGGCTAATTGCGGATTTTGAGGCAAAAGTCCCAAATCTTGGCGTGTCTGAGGCAGACATCTCGATGTCTGGCGAGATCACTGGGGACATGCTTGGTGGTGGTTACATCTACCTAGCAACTCACGAAACAGACTCGTTCATGCATACGCCAGCCGGAGCCGATAGCTATGGCGCTCGGCTGATGGGCGCACGAATCAACTATGACGGCATGCTCAACAGGATCTGGTCAAAGGAACTGAAGAAGTACGGTGTGCAAATCACATCCGGAGCTGCTGTCGTTCCAAGCTCAATGACCGCTGACGAAGTTAGGGCTGAAGGCTTGCGAGTCACCAGCAGCTACAGCGATGCATTTGTGCAGCAGTATGGAACGCCAGTGATTGTCAAGATCAGCGGCGAGACATCCGGCTTCGCTGTTGTCAGTAATGCTGGCCCGATACTCAATAGGGTGTATTGGACCAAGGATGAGGCTGAGCGTGCGCTGAATGAATTCGTGCGCACCAAAAATGCAGAGTTGCTGTCAACCAAACTGTACGAGTTCACGATCAATGACGCTTTGAGGGAGGCGTTTTCTGGCCCTGTCGTGCCATTCAATTACGATCCGTACAAGGATCCTGTACTGAAGGCTGCGGCAGAGCGCATTGGCAGCCGTAAGCCAAGCCTCAGGTCGCGCATCGATGCGTGGCGCAGGACGTGGAAGGACTCGTTCCTGCAGGGCACGTTCGATCGTTTCCATGGCATCAAGTCGGCAATGACGGACGCAGACCTGCTGAAGGTCGAGGCCGCCCAGAATCCGTACATCCAAGCACGGCTGTCCACCTCGCTTGATTCCGTGATGACTGCGGTCATGGACTATGGCCACCCGATCTGGAAGGACGGCATCGTCCAGACGGAGGGTCGTGGGCTTGCTGAAGTCCTCAGGCCAGTGTCTGGCCAGATCGAGTTGTGGGCCATGTACATGGCTGGCGTGCGCGCCAAGCGGCTGTTGTCAGAGGGTCGCGAGAACCTGTTCAAGCCTGAAGAAATTGATGCGATGGTCAAGCTTGGCGACGTGTACCCGATGTTCAAGGAAGTCGCCAAGGACTACGCAGCGTTTCACAAGCGTGTGCTGGACTTTGCGCAGGAAGCCGGGGTCATCAATCCCGAGACCCGGCCAATGTGGGAGAACGCGGATTACGTCCCGTTCTACCGTGTCGAGGACGACCGTCTGGTCGGGCCGCTTGGCCCGGGTCGTGGCATCGCCAACGTCAGATCTCCGATCAAGCAGCTGAAGGGCGGCACCGAGAACGTCCAAGACATCATGCACAACATCATGGTCAACCTCACCAATCTGGTAGACGGTGCCATGAAGAACCATGCTGCGTTGCTGGCGGTGGATTCACTGCGCCAGAGCGGCATCATTGCGCGTGAGCCGTTGGCGTTCTCGGCAGAGCTGATCCCGCTGGAGCAGGTCAAGAAACTGCTGATCGACAAGGGGATCAATCCGGCGACCATCCCGCCTGATGCCCTGAGCGGGTTCCAGAAGATGTTTGCCCTGCAGGCCCCGAAGGGCGACGGCATCATCAGCGTGCTGCGCAATGGCAAAAAGGAGTTCTACTACACTGACGACCCGATCCTGTTCAGGGCGCTGTCGTCCATCAACCAGAAGTCGTGGGGCGCATGGATGAGCCTGCTGCGCGGGCCGAAGCGCCTGCTTACTTCATGGGTTACGCTGGACCCGGGCTTCATGATCGCCAACTTCATGCGCGACGCCTTGTCGGCATTCGTCATCAGCCGCGACAAGTTCATCCCGATGGCGGCCGGGCTCAAGGGTTTCGCCAAGGCGCTGGTCAAGGACGAGGACATGCGGACGCTGCTGTCGTCAGGCGCGTCATTCGAGTCAGGCTTCATCAGCCAAGGCGACCCGGAGACGACCAAGCGGATGCTGAAGGCAAAGATGAAGGACAAGTCCTTTGCCAGAACCGTGCTTGACTCGCCGGTGAAGCTGTATGAGGCATGGAAGGCCATTGGGTCTGCGGCCGAGAATGCCAACCGTCTGGCCGTCTATCAGGCTGCCCTGCGTGCCGGCAAGTCCAAGGCGCAGGCTGCTTACGAGGCCAAGGATCTGATGGACTTCTCCATGTCAGGCGACTGGCCAATGATCCAGTTCCTGATCCAGACGGTGCCGTTCATGAACGCCCGCCTGCAGGGTCTGTACAGGCTTGGTCGCGGCGCAGCAGAGCACCCGGTGGCCTTCACCATGAAGGGTGCGCTGGTCGGCATGGCTGGGCTGGCCTTGTGGTTCGCCTTCAAGGATGACGAGCGCTACAAGGATCTGGAGGACTGGGACAAGGACACGTACTTCCACTTCTGGATTGACGACCAGCACTACCGGCTGCCGAAGCCGTTCGAGATCGGCGCGATCTTCAACACCATTCCGGAGCGCATCTTCGAGTACATGTACTCGAACGAGACCGATGCCGGCAAGCTGCTGCTGAAGCGGTTCGGGTTCATGCTGACGGAGACGTTCTCCATGAACCCGATCCCGCAGGCAGTGATGCCGATGGTGGAGAGCTGGTTCAACAAGAGTTTCTTCACCGGCAACCAGATCGTGTCGCCATTCGAGGAGCAGCGTCTGCCGCCAGAGCAGTACCGCTACTACACCGCGCCGACGTTCATCGAGCTTGGCAGGGCTCTGCCTGCGCCGCTCGACCTCGCCAGCGACAAGATCCGCAGCCCATTGCAGCTGCAGAACCTGTACTACGGCTACACCGGGACGCTTGGTCGGTATTTCGTGATGGGCTCTGACGCCCTGCTCAGGCACTACGCAGAGATGCCCATGCCGCCTGAGAAGACGATCGCTGAGTACCCGGTGATCGGCAGGTTCGCTCGCGGCGACGATCCGCGACGCACCCGCTACGAGGAGGAGTTCTACAACATGCTGCGCAAGACGCTGCAGGTTCAGAACTCGGTCAGGTTCCTCGATAAGGTCGGCGAGGATGAGCGCATCGACTACATCGAGGGCAAGTACGACCCGTACATCGTCGTGGCCAAGGAGCTGGAGAACGCCCGCCAGCAGGTCCAGAAGCTGGATCAGCAGATGCGCGAGATCTATCTGGACCCGGCCATGACCCCGCAGGAAAAGCGGCGGGAGGTGGATCAGCTGCAGACCGAGAAGAACGCCATCTTCAAGGAAGCCTACCTGCTGCGTCCGGGTGGCCCGGAAAACAGGCAGCGTCCGGCCACGCAGGAGGAGGTCAAGTTCCTGATCGAGCGGTTCAACTTCAGCCAGCCTGAATCCAACAAGCTGCGCGAGGTTGCCCCGATCACGGCTGACCTGCTGCAGGAGATCAAGATCCTAGAGCCCAAGTCTTTGGCATCGATCGCCAAGCTCGCGCCAATCGAGGAGAGCCCGAATGAGTAGCCCGTTCAAGTTTGGCAAGGCGTCCAACGACAAGCTGAAGACCTGCCATCCTGATCTTGTGAGGGTGGCAGAGCTTGCCCTGTCCAGATCTCCGGTTGACTTCACCATCGTCTGGGGCTGGCGGGATGCGGCCCAGCAGAATGCCATGGTTGCCGCCGGCGCCAGCAAAACCCCGTGGCCGAAGTCCAAGCACAACGCGACGAACCAAGCCGGGGAGCCTGCGTCGAACGCCATAGACTTCGCCCCGGTGGTCGGTGGAACAATCCCGTGGAAGGACACGCACCTGTTTGCCGTCGTGGCCGGCGTGCTGATGTCTGCTGCGGTGGAACTTGGCGTCAGGCTAAGATGGGGCGGAGATTGGAACATGAATGGCCTGACCACCGATCAGACGTTCATGGACTGGGGCCACGTAGAGAGACTTGAATGATGGAGCAGGGTGATATTGCCAATCTGCAGATTCCGCTGAAGTGGCTGATCACCACGATCCTCACGCTTGGCAGCGCCATCATCATGGGTATCGGCTGGTGGATTGTCCGCGAGCTGCGCCGCAATGACGATGAGCATGTTCAGTTCGAGCGGAACCTGCGGTCAGGCAATGACCAGCTGCATACCAAGATCGACGCCCTCGACATGAAGATCGAGCGGCTGACGCTGCATTTGATGCCGCGTGGAAACGAGAGGTGACACCCATGTCTGACTGGTTCAATTCGTACCCGGTGCTGGCTGTGCTCTGCGTTCTGGGGGCCATGGTCAGCATCCTCAAGCACTGGCACGCGGCCTCCCAGCGCGGGGCGAAGATCAACAGGGCCTTCATCTCCGCCTACTTCGTTGACCACTGGGTCGAAACCGCGCTGGCCATGATCGGCGCGGCAGCCATGTTCATCATTGCCGCCTCGACTGGGCAGCTCAACGTCATGGCCGCCCTGACCGCCGGCTACACCGGCAACTCGCTGGCCGACCTGCTGTCCGGCAACCGGGGTACCCGTAACGTCCTGACGGCTGGCCCGCCGGGCAGGGATGGACCGTGAGCCCGCTTGCCCTGTTGTCCAGCCGGTGGGTGCAGCTCGCCCTGATGGCCTTGGTGGCGGCCTTTCTGGGCTGGCTTCTGCTGGGTGCCCGTGAGGAGATCGGCCGGCTGGAGGCCTCTCTGGAGGCCCAGCGGGGGCTGGTCGCCCAGTGCGCTGACGCGAATGGTGATAACCTGAAGGTCATCGACGCCCTGCGCCGGGACATCGACGCCCTGCGCCTGAAGCGCGCCGAGGAGGCTGCCGAGCGCGAGGCGGCGCTGGCCGAGCGGGATCGCCGGCTGGCGCAGGCTGAGGCAGCGGCGGCTGCCGAGAGGAGGAAGCGCCGTGAGCTATTCCGGAGTAGCCCAGACTGCGAGGCCTTTGGTGGCCTCCGGGTTGATCTGGCTTGCCCTGCTGTCGCTGACCGGCTGCGCCAGCGAACAGAGGGTCATCGTCCGGACTGAGCGGGTAGAGGTTCCGGTGGAGGTGGTGAAGCCCCTCCCAGAGGGACTGACCCAGCCGATCCCGCGTCCGGAACCCCTACCCGCCCAGTACACCGTCGAGGACGTGTTCGACCTGATCGACACGCTCTACGACCTGCTGGACCGCGCCAACGCAGACCGCGAGGCGGCCGGCAAGCTCACCCGGCCGTCGCCGCCTTGATCACCCTGATCGCGCGCGGCCGGATTTCCTCGACCATCGACATGATCTGCTCGCCGTGACGCTGGCACTGGGCGGCCCATGCCTCGTTCTTGTGGAACGTGGACACGCAGCCGCAGCGGAAGGCAACGTGCGTCACCTTCTCTGTTGCACAAAAGCTGTTGCGTGGAACGGCACCCATATATGTCAATGATGCACAAAGACATAGGCACGCGCAAGTGATCGCATTCCTGCTGCTGGTTTTCAGCCTGTTCTGCTTCCCTGACTGGCCAGTGTTTGGCGCGCTGGGAATCGCCGCAGCCTTTACCATAGCCTCGCGCACTAGGCTGTACCCCAGCCCATATTTCGAGGCTGTGGCAGCCTGTAGCGCCTTGGCTGGGGCCATCGTCTGGGTGGTGCTAGCTTAGAAGCGCCACGAGATGGCGGCCAAGTCGCGGCCCAGATTCGACTTGCCCACGCAGCCGGGCTCGCCATTGCACACCTTGCGCGAGGTGCCGGCATTCGAGAAATGCCGGGCAATGACCAGCGCCAGACGGTCGGTGAACCTGTAGCGCAGCATCGGCATGAACTGGATCGTTCCGGAGTTGTAGGCGTCCTCGTTCTGCAGGACGGCCAGCCCAAGGCCAATGTCCAGCTTGCCGAAGCCGTCAACGATCGCGCCATGCACAGCGATCTGGTTGCTTTGGAACTGCCCGTTGTACGTGCTTGACCCGATGAGGTGGAACCCAGCCTCTAGGCTGGTGTCCAGCGGACCCGGGGTGGCAACGACAAAGCCCAGCACCGGGGTCGGCCCGCGCGCATAGGTGCTGCCAGCCTCGATCATCAGGTCGGCAGCCTCGGCCCGCCTGCAAGTCGTTGCGAAGGCGACGATCAGCAGGATCAGGAAGATGACGAGTGTCCACCTGACCGGCTTGTCATGCGGCAGCAGCGGCGCGATCAGCGCATTCAGCTTGTCCCAGAGTTTCAATTGCCAGCCCTCCGCTCAAGCCTGACGGTATCGCCAAGCACGATGATCCCCTTCTCGCGCATCCACTGCCGCGCCTTTTCGCGGCGTTCCTCAAGGTCAGTTTTCTCCTGCCCGACAGCGATGCGCGGCTCAAGCAGTAGAAATTCAGAGCTGGGTGGTTCCAGCATGATGCTCAGCTTGTTCACGATAGTCATAGGTCACCTCTGGACAACACGGTCCAGCCACATCCGCACTTCAGCCTCGGTGATGGGACGGCCAATGCCGTCCCTCACCGCAGCGTTCTTGGCTGCCGTCAGCACACTGACGGTCTCTGGGTCGAACGGCCCATTGCGCAGCAGGTATTCGCTGAGCGCATAGTTGGCCGTGAATTCGTTGTTGCAGTCGGTCATTACTTCGGACCCTCGCCGCTGACCTGCTTTTTCTGGTCCTCGACGCTGATCTTGCGCTCCTCGGCCTTGGGCTCGACAACCGGGGTCACCACCGGCGGCACCGCAGCCGGGCAAGACTCCAGCACCTTGGCCGCCTCGGTGGAACACAGGATGATCAGCGCCTCTCTGGTGTAGCCGATGGCGGCGAAGCTGCGTGCAGTCTCACGCTTGTCGCACTCAAGATCGCGATACGACTTGCCAGCACCCACGCCAAAGCCAGCGGCGCTGACGCCACCATTGGCGACACCCATGCAGACAGCTGACGGGAACAGCCCGCCAAGCGCTACATCCGGGGTGTTGTCGCGGGTTTTCGCAGCCTCGAACGTGATCGAGTTGTCGGCGCTGGAGTTGCTGTTGGCATTGGAGTCGCTGAACGAGCTGGACTTGCTGCCGCTGAACGATGCGCTCTTGCTGCTGCTGATCGCCAGCTGCCCCTGAGACTGCGCCTGCGCCTGCTGCTGGTGCTGAGCCTGCTGCTGATCGTGCTTTGGCGGGGTCGGCTTGGTAGCCGCAGCCGGAAACGCCAGCGTTGCGCCGATGATCGTCGTGATGATGAAACGGTTCATGGTATTACCCTCTGCTGATGATCTTGAATTCGGTGTTAGGAATCATGATGACTGGCTCCTCGTCTCCAGTCTGCCCACGGTCTGTCCTGCCTCCCCATCGTATGTCGTAGCCCATGCCAGTGTTCGGTGGCCACTTGCCATAGACAATCTGGTCGCCCCACTCGAACACGAGAAAGAATGGCTTGTTGGTCTGCTGTGCAAGCTGCTTCATATAGACCCACTTCGAGACCGACAGCAAGACCGTGTTGTACTCGCCCCATGCTGTCGGCCCGCGATATTTGTACTCGCCCCAGCCCAGCAAGCCGTTGTTCCTGATCAGCGCCCAGTCGCAGCGGTACAGCGAGTCATCCAGCTTCATGAGCTTGCACTGCCACTTGTCGCATAGCAGCACGCGCGCGGCATCCTCGCGGGCCAGATCTTCCGGTGTTTCGTTGCGCGGCCTAGACATGGTTACAGCACATCCCCCATCAAATCGCTGACCAGACACATGTCATTGTTGTCAGCGTCCTCTTTATCGCCCGGATCAGTCCACTGCAGGCTGATGATGGTGTAGCACTTCACACACTCGATCTGCCCGTTCTCGCGTATCCAAAACTGCTGTCCACCACAATTGTGTTCCCAGACCCTGACGATGCGCCGTTCCTTGAACGAGCCAAAATCAGCGACCTTATCATTCATACTTCACCTCGCACGCCGCCAGCGCGGCGTATTCAGCCTCTACTCGCAGTTTGTTCCCCCACCATGAAAGGGGGTCTTGATGGTATTCGCATGCTGTGCCTGCTAGGTATCCGTCAACAGCCATCTTTGCCAACTTCTTCAGCGC